CCTCCTGAAAGTCTAATGTTTTGATCATCAATAACCTCAAGAACCCAATAAGCCTCTCCGTCTGTTGTATTATATACAATTGCTCCTGGATTAATTCCAGCTGCCTCCAAACCTCCAGATGCTACAGTAGCTAAATCTGCTTTAGTGAAGTCACCTGTTTCGTTTGCAAGTGATAGTATTAATGAATTTGGATCAGGGATTCTAACTTCATCACTTGGGATGACAGCTAATGCCTGTGCGTAATTTAACTTTTGATATGCCATTTTTATTTATTTATTATAAGGAAAGGCTCTGTTCAAGCTATCTCTTCTCTTTCCACAACCACAGTCTTTACCAGTAGCTTTTGATACAGTATCAACTACTTTCTTTATTCCAGTTGCGGTAGTGAACTTCTCTATTGAATCTCCTAACCCTCTTGATGTTTTAGTTCGTTTCATTTTTTACAAGTACATAATTTATTAGGACAAGAATCTACACTGAACATTAACTTTCCAATAAGCCAATTCCATCCACATTGAAACTTGCACCATACGGATTGCATCCACAATCCTATTTTAACAAATAGTTTTCCCATAATTTTATCTTTTATATCCTTTAACAGAGCCTTTCTTATTTCTACATCCCTTGCCGCTCTTGAGACTTCTTGAACAAATGTTTGCTAACTTTTGTCCAACTCTTGCTCCTTTATTAGCTCTTCTTTTTGCTTTACGCATTGCTCGTCTTCCGTATCCTCCTCCTGAAGGTGTGGCTGCTAAAGGGATTGACTCTCTAAACTCCATATTATTTTTTTGTTTTACAACCAAAGTTGTTGGCATAGTTCGCCATTTTAACTACTCTATCAGAATACTTGTCAGTCTTTTTCATAACAGCAGAAGCTGCACTACAAGCATCTTTGAATCCATTAGACTTAGCCCACTTAGTAAAATCACCCTGGCGAGACTTTTTAATCTCAGGAAACTTTTGTTTTGTTTTTCCTTTGTAAGCCATTACTTTCTAATTGCAGATCCGATCTTTTTCTTCACATTATTAATGCACTCGTAAGACATATTGTGATCTCCACCATATGCATGACCGTAATCTTTTTTAGACATTGCTTTAGACTCATCTCTTCTTGCTTTGAAAGACTGAGACTTCTTTCCGTTCTTAGCTCCCAAAGACTCATCAAGTCTTGAGTTGTAACCTTGCTTTTTAGATTTTTTATACATGATAATTAATTTTTAATATTTCACAAAGATAATAATATTTTAAAGACTATCCCCAGGTCTGATCCCAGCGTCTTAGCCCAGCTCTTTCTAATGCTTTAGCTCTGTTCTTCTTTCTTCTTTTGTTACCTCTTTTGTATCTACTCTCAGCCATATCCTCCCTCATGTTTGCTCTCTTGATTCTTCTTTCAGATGCTTTGTTAACCATCTTCATTCTTTTAGCACCCCTATCTTTAATCCTGTTTTCTGTCTTAGCTGCTCTACTTGCTGCTTTATCCATAGTCTTCATAGACTTACCAGCAACCTTCTTTTGTTTATCAGCTAACTTTTGCTTTCTTTTTTCAGAAGAGGTTTTGTTAATTTTGCTTTGAATCTTATCGTATTTAGCAATTGCTTTTGAAGCAGCATTACCAGCTTTCTTTTCAAAACGAGATTTACTCTTTTCAAGTTTAGCAGCCTGAGATTTTTTGTTTGCCCTATTCTTTTCTATATTCTTATTAGCAGCCTTTACCCTTCTTGAAACAGCATCTCCTTTTGATTTAATGTTTCTTTTATCAGCGGCAATCTGTTTATTAGTTCTGTTCTTTCTAATTTTAGATTGTCTTCTTGCAATCTTCTCATCTCTAACAGGATCTAAACTGGATGGTCTTTTAGCCCTAACTCTTTTGTGTTTTGAGTCTGGGCCAATATACTTCTTCCTTTTCTTATCTTCAGGCATATCTTTTAATTTTGTACTTTCGTATCCACAAAGATACAAATTAAATTTAATGCAAAATATAGTACGAAAGAACTACGATAGAGTTCAGCCCTCCCATGATTATATGAAGTATTGGAGGGTGATAAGGTATTGGGCTAAAGCCAAATACAAGGTCGGAACTCCAGACATTGATATGCTATTTTTTCTATATAGCGAACAGATATTCAATAAGACAAAGTTTAAAGAATTCGAAGAATGCATGTCTTGGGATGAACCCAGATTCCATAGGCTTCTAAAAGAAGGATGGATACATATATGGAGAAAGAGAAACGGTAGCGAAGCTACCTTGTACGAATTATCCTACAAAGGAAAGAGACTTGTCAATACTTTATATAAGAAACTTAATGGAGAAGAAATAGGGGAGAACCCAAGAGTTAACCCCCTATTTAGAAATGATGCATCTTATATGGATAAGATATATCGGAATATGATTATAGAGATGAATCAGTTTATAAAACAACAACGACATCTCTCTCAGTGATAACCATATAAGGATTATCCTCGATCAACATCTCGTGTCCAGATGATTTATCATAATAGATAATATCACCTTCGTTTATAACACTCACATCTGTACCTGACTTAATTACCTCACCCTTACGATATCTAAAGTCCGATGCGTCTTGTGCTGAAAGCAAAAGACCTGATTCGGTTTTTAGTTCTTCTTTAATGGTTTTGATAATAATGTATTTACCTATTGGTTTCATCTTTCAGCTCTTTTATGTGTAACGATTGCATTAGTAGTTAAGATAGTTGTGGCTACACTAATAGCATTCATCAATGCGTTCTTAGTTACTTTGGCTGGATCTACAATCCCCATCTCAATCATATCTCCATACTCTTGTTTAAACACATCGTATCCTTTTGTATTGAATGCTGGGTATGGTGCATTTTCGAAATCACCAAAAGCTCTCTCATCATATATCTCTTTCAATACTTCATCTTCATCTAATCCAGCGTTCTTAAGTATTTGTTGAAGTGGTGCTTTAAGTGCTTCTCGAATAATCATTTCAGTAGCCTGGTCTTCTGCAATAGTTTCATCTGTTGCATCTTCACAATTACAACCGAAGTGACGGTGTATATCATATAAGAATAATCCGCCTCCAGGCAGAATGCCTTCTTGTAGTGCGGAACGCACTGCACACACCGAGTCATCGACTCGGTCAAATTTTTCTTTTTGCTCTATATCTGAGTTAGCTCCAACATATATACAACCAATACCTCCAGCCAAACTCGCAATCCTTTCGTTGATAAACTCTTTCTCATGTTTAGCTGTGGTATTATCTTGTTGAACTTTTAGTTCTGCAATTCTATTAGTTATCTCTTCTGACTGATCTCCATCTTTTATAATTACTGTATTTGTTTTACCTACAATAATCTTATCTGCAAAACCTAAATCGTCTGCTGTGATTAAAGATAAATCATCTCCAGTCTTTTCAGAAAAGTATTTAGCCCCAATAGCTAAAGCAATATCTTGCATAAGCTCGTGAGTCTTATATCCAAATGAAGGCGGTAGTATATTACAGAACTTCAAACCATTACGAGCAACATTAGCTGCCAGTGTATTAATTACATTACCAGAACATGTTCCTATGATAAGTAACTTTTCTCCAGCATTGATAATTGGTTTTAGAATATTTTCGATTTGAAGGATATTGTTAATCTCAGTATCACATACTAATACTCTAACACCCTCCATGATACACTCATCTTTTCTCTGGTCATTAATAAACAATGGTGAAGTATAACCTCTATCGATTCGAATACCGTTGGTAACTTCAGAGTAAGTTTCATCTGTTTGAGATCTTTCAACTGTTACTATTCCATCTTGACCAACTTGCTTATATGCATCAGCAATAATTTTACCTAAATCAAAATCATTGTTAGCAGAGATAGAAGCAATGTGATATAACATATCATCGGTAACCTCAACTGAGCGTTCTTTAATCTTTTTAAGAATAATTTCAGAGTCATACTTAATTCCATTAATTACCTCCCACACATTGTGATGAGGTTGTATCCATTTTAGTCCAGCCTTTACAAAAGCCTCAGCTAATACAATAGCAGTAGTTGTTCCATCTCCAGCTACATTAGCTGTTTTCTCAGATGCTTGTTTAATCATTCTAACCGCAAGGTTCTCAATTGGATCATCGAGATGAATTGACTTAGCTACAGTAACTCCATCTTTGGTAACTGTTAATCCTTGTAAATGGTCTGGTGATTCTACCAACACTGTTTTACCTCGTGGCCCAAGTGTTGATTTAACTGCTTTAGAGATTTTAGTTATTCCGCTGATTAACTTCTCTCTTGCCTCCTTATCAAAAGTAAGGTCTTTTGGAATGTATCCTTGTTCTGCATTCATAAGAAATATATTTAATTTAAATTAATTATGGGCAAAGATACTAAAAAAATATTTGTGTCAATGTGTCAATGTTTTTTTATTTATAGACTATATATATTCTATTACTATATATTATTTTTTTATTTATAAAATATTAGATTTCGTTGACACTTCGACACTAATTAATATAAGTAACTATAAATGAGTAACTTACAAAGTGTCAATAAAAACAGGGCTTAACACTGTATATAAAAAAAAGAGGCTACCTCTCAGTAAACCTCTCTTACAACAGAACAAATGGGATTTCTTTAGAACTTAAATATCTTCTTATGTTCTTTACGCATCTCAGCTCTTTCAATACCGTCAGCGATTTTATCTATTTCATATTGCTTCTTCATTTGATTTCTATACATCGAAGCCTCTTGGATTCCAGTCATACCAACTGGGCGATCATTAATTAATCTTCCGTTCTTAATTCTTAATCCGTCCATGTCTGCGTACTTTTTCATATCGTTTATTTTTTACAAAGATATAAAAATTTTTTAGATGTCTGGGGGCTGAGGGTTATATGTCATCATACATTGCGTTGTGCGTTTAGAAAACAAAAAAAAATTTGCACCCCCCCCTAACCAAATCGGTTCACCTTGTCCAAATGTTTTGGCTTTTTTTCCAGCTGGGCTGGATGGCTACCTCTGTCCAGTTAGATAGGTGTACCAGTTACCCTTGTCCAGTTGTCGTTGTCCAGTTAAGTTGTCCAGTTAAGCTACCTTCCCCCATCTGACCAGTAAGGATAAGACAAATGCTCACTTTGAATAGACAAAGAGAGATGTCTTATAACCCCTGACCGAGAGCCATAATGCGTAAACAAAACAAAAAAGTTATCAACAATCTAACTGACTGATAATCACTGACATTACATATTGAATTTGTATGGGACAATGTATTCAACAAGTATTTGTTTGTCTATGTCATAGAATTAGACTATCTTTACACTGAATTTAAACATTAAACAAACACAAATTATTATGAAAAATTACGAAAAAGCATTCGAAGAATTGAGAAAATTGAACATAGCTGTCCAGCGTAACTGGGGCGATGACAAGGTACACGAAGACAGAGGTTACTTCTGGATATGGTGCGAAGGCATCACTGATGAAACCAGTTATCACATCGACTACTGGAACAGATTCGAAGGTAGCGAAAAGGTTCAGTCGATACTGGAGAAGCACGACCTATATTTCGAATGGGAGAATAGTGCAGTAGCATCAATCTACGATGCATAAAGGCAATCTGATGAGACCTGAATGGTCGAAACTGGAGGAGACTCCAGTCATTGTCAAACAAAATTTAAACGAAATTATTATGAATTTAATTGCAAAAAATCCCAAGCATCAAACGATGGTTAACCGATGTGTTAACTGGTTAAAAAAGTACAATGAGTACAACACACAAAGAGACATTGCTGATGGCAATGGAGATGAAAAGCAGTATGCTAAATGGGACAAGAAATGCATCAAAGCATTCGATATGTACCTTGAGTACCTATCTGAATTACCGAAGAGAGAGGTAACTCAAATCGAGAAATCAGAATTATATTAATCACTAAAAATCACACAGAAATGAACACACAAAATTTGAATTTAATCGCAACTCAGCTGAAGGTAACTCAGCTGGTGAACCAGTACCACAAAGTGTACAAAGCTACACTGGAGAAGAATCTGAACGATAAACCAATCAAGAACGATGGCTGGGATTCTATGCAAGAGAGAGAAGAACAAGTATCTTACAAGTTAGGTAACAAGTTTTATCCGAAGTTAAGAATGATACTGGAAGAGGTAGGTATCTCAAATGATATGGCTACCACCATCGGACATCTGTTACTGGACGAGCCAAGTAAGGAACACTGGACAATAATCAAGTCTTTCTTTGAGCCAATTGAATTCATCAGTGAGGATGAAATCAATAGATCTATAGAAAAGCATAATGGGTACACTAACATTGAGACCTACAGACTATGTCTGATACTGGATAACATTGTTATGAAACATAATGCTATGCACTACTTTTTCGAGTACCTCCAGCAAGGAGAATTCACTGAAAAAGACTACCATAAAATTAACTGGAACGAGGTTAATGAGAGGTATTTAGAACAACATATGGATATTAACTATGATAACATCCTGAATCGATAAATACTCTGATGAGCAACACTGGAAGGTGGCGAAACTTCCCCAGTCAGCTGGGGGAGTCAGTATAAACTAAATAATATAAAAATGGGATACAACACAGACTGGAATGGGTACTTGGAGACAAGTCGACCATTCACCGAAAGCGAGATTAATCAGTGGACAGAGATGGCTGAAACAAGGCACGATAGCGAGTACCATTATGGTAACTCACAAAGGGAATACCCATCAATATGGTGCGACTTTGAAATCAGTAATCAGGAAGGTACTGGAGTCTTCCAGTGGAACGGAAGTGAAAAAACCTATGAAGGTTTAGGATGGATTAAATACTTCCTTAACTGGACAATGAAACTTGATGAACCAATGGTGGTGAAAGGTAGGTTTGATTGGGAAGGTGAAGAAGAAGGTGATGAAGGAGTAGTTATAGTAGAACGCAAAGATAGAGACTACATCATCCATATTGGTGAGGTAGAAAAACATTACCACAAAGTGATGAAGGCACATACTCTGATGAGACTTAAGTAGTCGAAACTACTCCAGCTGGAGTAGTCAGTATGAATTTAAATAATAACACACAAATGAAAAAGTACATTGTAATAGATACTTGGAATGGTGAAGGTTACTCCGACCAAAATGGAGTAGATACCAAGCAGTTTCAGTATAAAAAGTCAGCATTTAAATATGCTTATGACAGAACCTTAAGTAATGCTGATGGAGATGCAGATTTAGTTTGCAGATATTCAGATGAAGAATCTGATAGTGAACACTGGTCACCAGTTAAAAGAGATGCTGATGGAGATGGATTCTATTGGGATACCTATGATGATAATTCAGGTAGCTATCAAGTTTATGAGATTAAAGATGCATATGCAGTTATGATACTATGCAACACAAACGAAGTTTATATGCTTACTGAAGATGAGTACATCGACAGAAAAAATGAATTGTATGAAGATTATGCTTCAGCTGAATATACAGATGAAATATATGAAGAAGAAAATGGTGATTCTTTTTATCCAGCAATAGATGATTATGACTACCAATTTAGATTAATTAAAAACCTATAAAAATGAAAAAGACAATAATAATATTCTCTGCAATAATCACATTGAGTAGTTGTGGAATGATGAACAAGTTATCTGATGAGCAATTACATCAAAGAAATAAAATTGATTATGAGATGTCAAAACTTTGGAATGAATACCAAGTAAAGAACGACTCTTTACTAATTGAATACTATAAAATTAAATAGATATGGAAATGAAAATTATGAGATTAAGCGAAGTAACATTTGAGATGTTACAGAACCAGTATCCTGAATGCTACAAATCAAAATTCGGCAGAGGTGTAACAATGCCAAATGCAGATGACTCACAAAGAGTAATATCTAATGAGGATGCGTTAACACACTACAAAGAATTAATGATTGGCATGTGGGGAGATGTAATGATTCAATTAAATCCTGAAAGTTTCACTTGGTTTGACCGAGTACAGATTCAGGATGCAAACTTCAAAGATGCACGAAGAAGATTTACAGAACACAAAGCCGAAGTCATTGCTGACTGGAGCAAAAAAGGATACAATACCGATTAGTTTGTGTGTGAAGAAGGTTTAATTCACCTTCCTACCTTAACCTCAATGCGTAAATGCATTGGGGATTTGGTGGTAGAGGGATGTTCCTCGCAAAATTAAATTAAATTATTATGGCAAAAAGAATTGCAAATTTCAATGTATCTGACCACTTATCCAGTCAGATAGAATACTTTCAGAAAAACAAAGGAGAGTATCAAGAAAACTTTACCAATGGATTTGATGACAGAAGTTTAGATCTAATTACTGACAAAGAGATACAAGATTATTTCTTTTCAGCTGATAGTGAAGAACACCATTATCACTGGGAAGACTTCCTCTATGATTTAGAAGAAGAATTCAGTCAGTACATAGGTAAAGTAGTTTCTGTTGAAGGAAGAAATATGGGCTGGAATAATAAAACTGGCTACAAGACATTTCAAATTGAATCTACTGAAGATATCTTCAGACAGATAGCACCTGAATGTGACTTGACTTTTTCAATAGACAAAGTAGATAACAAAGAATATGAGGTGGTCATAGCACATCACGACTCACCAATGGGAGAAAATTATAACTTAAAAATTAAATAGATATGGCAATTAAAAGACATCCAAAAGACAGAGGATATGGTTACAAGAAATCATATAACTATGAGCAATCGATAGCTGAACACGAAGATTTAGAACCAACAAAAGAAGACTGGGCAAAGTTAAGGGAGAGAATGCCTTCACTGATATGTGAGTCACTAATCTTTGGATTTGGGGCTGGTACATTCCTTCTGATTATAGCTTCGATAATCATCGGAGTATTGAACCTATTACACACATTATAAACACAAAAGTTTGGTTATTTAATATATTTAAACTATTATTGTACAAAATTTAAACATTATGACAGAGCAACAATACCATTCTCTTACAAGATATCTTGCAGAGGAAACTGCACACCATAAGTTTGGTGAGGATGCAGTACACTACAACTCCAGCACTGGAGAACACGAATTCACACATCACGCTGAAAAATTTATTAGAGATGAAATTAGTAATCTTGAATTTCTGTTTGAGGTGTATGATGTGAAACCTAAATTAAGTTTAATTAAAAGAATAAAAAAATGGCTGAAAAATTAATTGACAAAGTAGATGATGGATTCAACTACTTTAGTTACCGATTAGAAGAATTAAAGACAGATGATGTGTACTACATAAAAGCATTTATGAAGTACATTGAATCTCTTGAATCAAAACTATCTAAAGTTAGTAAAGACTACAGAAACACATTAAATGATTATCAGTCACCTATGTGGCTGATGACATACAATGATGTTGTTGGAGGATCTACACACGAGGTAGTTACAAATGATCCCCAGTTATATCTCAAGAGACTTAACAGAGACAGAGTAGCTGATGGTGAATTACCTGATACGATGGATGAATTCACCAAGACCTTAATCAAATTAGAAACCTTTAAAAAATCAAAATAATGAGAGAAGTAAAGATTAGTAGTCGTACTATATACTCCAAGACTTGTGAGATATATATTGAAATTCCAAAAGACATACCTCAAGATAAAGTATCAGACTGGTTATTCGAAAACGAAATAAAGTGGACTGATGCTATCGACAATGCAAATGGCGAAGCAGTTTTAGACTTCGGATTTGGATTAGATGATGGTATGGAAGATAAGAATTCTGAACACGAGATGAGATTTGACATCGTAGGTGAAAACTATGGTGGACATATTTAAATACTCTGATGAGCCAATGAGATTTTGGCGAAACTGGTAGCAATACCAGTCAGTATAAATTAAATAAAATCGTTATGCCTAATTATGTTTATTGTGGGATATCTCCCACTAAAGATTTGACTCCTGAACAAATCGAGATAGCAAAAAAGATTCAGGAAGCTGGAGGATTATGTAGATATTATGTACCAAGACCAGCTGAATTAGATAAGACTACTTCACCAACAAGAGTAGTTAGTGATGAAGAGTATCACAAAGCAATGAAACTCAATGAGACTGAAAAATTTAAATCTTATCCTATTACAAGGGAGATGCAAAAGTCTTTATTGAAAGCACATAACTTTGACAATTGGTACGATTGGTCACACTATCACTGGGGAACAAAGTGGGGAGATTGTGACTTCGATATAGACTGGAATAAAGATGGAACTCACTTCGAAATGAGGTTTGATACTGCTTGGTCACCAATTGCTTTAGAAATTATTATTATGTTTGCTAAAGATTTCCCTGATTTCACTTACTGGTGGGAAGAAGAACAAGGATGGGGAGGAGAATGCGACTACACTAATGGAGAAGAGTCAAGATATATGGAGTATGATATTCCAAACTGGACTGATGAAGAAGAAGTAGAGATCTCGCATAAAGGAAAGCTAATAGTTACTACGCTGACTAAACTTGCAGACCAGCATCCTAACTATGATAATGGTACTGGATACTATTTAGATTATGGTCACGAATATGCTGGTAAGACAAGAATCGAAGCACTGGAATATGTGATGAAAAATTATGAGAAAGAAAATGTTTAGGTTAATTAGACAAGAGAAGCTGAAGTCGAAACCTGATGTAGATTATATCAGGTTTCTTCAGCAACTTACCGACAGAGAAAATGTTAAAGCATTCCTATCCGAATATAAGCAAACTAAACATTTAGAAAAGCTACGCAAAGCCAATGTAATTGAATTAAATGACTACTTTAATTATAGTGGTAAGCGAGAAGAGAACGGAAGAATAACAAAGAAACCAATTGAATATCAGGATAAAAAAACTATCACGATAATCAATGATATGAGTAAATATAAATTTAATAAAAATTAGTATGAAAAAAACCACTGAAGAATTAATCAAAGAAGTAGGGAGAGAAGTAGTTATGTTGCTACTTGAAAAGAACAAAGCGTATGGCGATACTGCCAACAAGCCCCCTAAAATATTTTCAAAGCTATCAGCAAAGGAAGGTATCCTTGCAAGGATCGATGACAAGTTAAGTAGGATCAAGCAAGTAGGTATCAATGACAAAACAGAAGACACTTTGCTGGATCTTATTGGCTACCTTATATTGTATAGAGTACAATGTAAGATGGAAGAAATTAAAAAAAGTTAAACATAATTTGCTCAAGTAATACTAAAGTATTATCTTTGACAACTAATAAAAATTAAGGTGTGTAATGGTAGTAGCGTAATTATCTACAACACACTTAATAAGAGAGAAATCATTTGCGAACCAAACTCTTGCCTTATTTTTCTAAATTCAATTAAATGAAAAAAAATATTTTCGATGCGTATGCGTTAGCAATCGCAAAGCAATTTCATCTGTCACTCGATCAGATGTTTACCAAGACTAAAAGAAGAGAGGTAGTAGATGCAAGACAAATGTTATACTATCTCTGTATGGAAAGACCAATTCGTATATCCTACATACAAAGATTTATGGAGGATGCTGGATTAAGCGTATGCCACTCTACTATTATACATGGTTACAAGAAAGCAAAGGAGACTATAGATAAAGATAAAGACTTTAAAGATATAGTAACTCAACTTCAGGATGTATAATTTAGAAGACATATTTACTCAAGCCGAAGCTGATGCATCAGGGATACAGATTACAATGCTCAATGGGAAAAGCATTGTAAACTATGGTGTAAAGATTCAGAAGTTTCCATCCAAGATCGAGATACTTAATTGTGGTCGAAGTGGAGATTACTTTAACGAATGCAACGATGATGAGTATAAACTTTTCTTCAAGTACGGATGGAGAGAAGGTGCATTAAGATTATCATTATCCAATTATAAACGGAAGTTAGATATGATTGAAGAAAAAATCAGGACTGAAGTTAACACAAGGAAAAATGATAAGCACATTCAACGACTTAAAACGAGTCGAGAAAAATTATTAATTAAATATAGTAACAGAAATCGTAAATTAAATTTATTAAACAATGGGACAAAGTAAGAAAAACAATTTCAAGGATTTATCTTCCATATCTATTGCAGATAAAACAGATAAGAAAGGAAAGTTTAGCTATTTATCTTGGGCTACTGCTTGGTCGATGATCAAGACAGAACATCCTGATGCACAAAGAACAGTGTATGAATCTGAACATACTGGACTTAACTTCTTTACAGATGGTAAGTCAGCATATGTGAAGGTAGGTATTACTATTGATGGTATGGAACACATAGATTACCTACCAGTAATGGACTATCGTAATAATTCTATTCCAATTGATAAGGTAACATCAATGGATGTAAACACTGCAATTCAAAGATCAACTGCAAAAGCTATTGCTATGCATGGATTAGGTTTATCATTATGGATTGGTGAAGACACAATGATGGTGGCTAAACCTACTGCACAAGCAGTGGCTAAAACACCAGTGCCACCAAAGAAAATTACCACAATGGAATTAAATATTGGTGATGAGAATTGGGATAAAGTTATTAAGTACATAGTAGCTAATAAACAATTAGGGCTACCTAAAATTGTAAAGCAACTGGAAGCCAAGTACAAGATAAAAGCAGTAGTAAAAAAGGAATTATCAAAACATATTAAATAATGAAGTTTACTACTAAACAATGGAAAGAAAGCATTGAGAAGCTAAAAGATGATTCTCAATATTACGGAGACTTTGGTAAACAATACTTATCAAACTCTGATATCATAACTCTACTTAATGATCCTAAAAATTTCAGGAAAGAAAAGGAGATGACCAAAGCTATGCTACTTGGAAGATACTTCCATACTGCAATGTTAGAACCTAACAAACTACATAGCGAAGAGTACATTCCTATTGATGCATCAAGTCGTAGCACTAAAAAGTATAAAGAAGAAATTCTACAATACAACAGACCGATAATGATGCTGAAAAAGGAAATGGAAGAGATAGATGTGGCTATCAATACAATGAAAGCTAACCTTGAATTCTATGATGCAATCTATCATCCAAAGAATGAGTATGAAGTACCAGCTATCCAAGAGGTAGAAGGTATGATGTGGAAAGGTAAAGCTGATATTGTAGCTGAAGATATTCTTATTGATCTGAAGACAACTTCAAACATCAAAGATTTTAAATACTCGGCTCGTAAGTATAATTACGATAGTCAAGCGTATCTTTACCAGCAATTCTTTGGTAAGCCACTGGTATTCTATGTGGTAGATAAATCAACATATGAATTAGGAATCTATTATCCATCTCAAACTTTCTTGGAGTATGGAAAAGACAAAGTAGAGAGAGCAATAGAAGTGTATAACAAATTCTTTAAAGAAAATGCAGAAGAAAATATTGAATCTTATATCATTAAAGAAACTCTTTAAGTATAAAAAAAATGATGTCGTGTGGTTGCAAGTTCCTAACAACCTCAAGACTCAAGCTGATCGTGACAAGGTCATGGAGGCAACAATGAACAAATTGGAACAAATAATTTACAAATCAATTTAATTATGGCAGAAGAAAAAATCTATGTCGGAAACGGAGTTTCCAAATTCGAAGGGAATCTTATCTCTTGTAGTGTGTGCTTAACAGATCTTCCACAGGAACATATGTTCGAGTACAATGGTAAGAAGTACATTAAGTTAAATGTACAAGCAAAGCGTGATGGTGCTGATGAGTATGGCAAGACACACTATGTGGCAGTCGATACTTACAAACCTGAACCAAAGAAGGAAGAAGTAAAACCTACTGCACCAGCAGAGGAAGATCTTCCATTCTAATACTTGTTTTAGTAGAAAAGTTAGGGGACTTGTTCCCCTTTCTTTTTCTTTAATCGGTGTCGAAGTGTCAAGTAAAATAAAATTATAGACTATTAGTATTAATATATACTTCTATCTATTTACTTTTTACTTTTTTAAAATACTTTGACACTTTAACACTAAATATTAATTAAAATATATCAACCAACTCAAATGGAAATAACAATATTTAAAGATATTAAAGATACTGCTCAACCTTTTTATAGAGATGTATCGATAATATTAGACAGAATAAAAAAGGGAGCATCACAAGAGATAGTGAGAGCAATCCGATCAGAATCAGATAAAGAAAAAAGAAATCTATTAAAGCAGTCATTACCAGCAATTTGTTTCAGTGGTAAATTTACCAAAAGAAATGACAGTTCATTGAGCCAACATAGTGGTATCATATGTTTAGACTTCGACAACTTCCCATCAGAGAAGTTAATGCTGGAAGAAAAAGAAATTATAACACAAGATAGATATACCTATTCTTGTTTCATTTCACCAAGTGGTCTTGGGTTAAAGGTGTTGGTTAAGATACCAGCTGAAGAAGACAACCATAAAAAATTCTTCAACTCATTACAACATCATTATGGTTCAGAGTTCTTTGACCAAACATGCAAGAATGTATCAAGGGTTTGTTATGAATCATATGATCCACTGATTTACATCAACGAACAATCAAGTATATTCAATCAAATAACTGAACAAGAATATCAAGAGGTAGTAAAACATAAAGATGCACAGACAATTCCAATCACAGATGAAAATAAAATAGTAGAGATACTTATGAAGTGGTGGGAAAGAAAATACGGATTTAAAAGTGGTGAAAGAAATAATAATATATATATTCTTGCATCAGCTTTCAATGACTTTGGTGTTACACAAACACTGGCGGAGTATGTAATGAATCCATTTACCTCTGATGACTTTAGTTCATATGAATTAAAAAGAACAATTAGATCAGCTTACGCACAGAAACAAAACTTCGGTACAAAGTATTACGAAGATGAGGAGAAAGTTAAAAGCGTAAAGCAAAAGATACGAAGAGGTATATCTAAAAGTGAAATCAAAAATCAATTGGTAGATTCAAGTGAGATAGATGAGGTAGTGGTTGATAATGTATTGAGAAGGTTTGAAGAGGAGCAAGATGAACAAAAGTTCTGGAGTAAAAGTGAGAAGGGTGTAGTAAAGATTATTCATCTATCATTTAAAAACTTTTTAGAAGACAATGGATTCTATAAGTTTAGTCCTGAAGGTAGTAAAAACTATGTCTTTGTAAAGGTGACTAACAACCTCATCGAACACGCATCAGAAAAAGAAATAAAAGATTTTGTATTGGAGTATCTATTAGAGATAGAAGATACCAGTATATATAATTACTTTGCTGAATGTACTCGATACTTTAGAGAAGAGTTCCTCACATTACTTTCTTCTATCAGCGTTTACTTTATTGCAGATGATAAAGATACTGCATACTTATACTATACAAATTGTGCAGTAAAGATTACTAAAGATGATGTTACACCAATTGATTACTTGGATTTGGGTGGATATGTGTGGAAGGATCATGTAATAGATAGGGTGTTTGATATATGTGAGATAACTGATTGTGATTTTCAAACTTTTATAAATAACATTTCAGGAAACGATAGCAAGAGAACCAAATCAATGGAATCCACTATTGGATTTTTACTGCATGGTTGGAAGAATTTATCTTATTGTCCAGCCACTATATTAAATGATGAGATTATATCTGACAATCCTGAAGGTGGTACTGGTAAGGGTTTGTTTATGAATGGAATATCCCATATGAAGAAGCTCGTAGTTATTGATGGAAAATCCTTTAACTTTGAAAAATCATTTGCATACCAGCTGGTGTCAGCTGACACACAAATACTTTGTTTCGATGATGTTAAAAAGAATTTTAACTTTGAAAGATTATTTAGTGTGGTGACAGAAGGATTAACTTTAGAGAAGAAGAACAAGGATGCTATCAAGATTCCTTTTTCTAAATCACCTAAAGTAGCAATCACTACTAACTATGCGATTAGAGGTAAGGGTAATTCATTTGCTCGTAGAAAGTGGGAGTTAGAATTAAATCAATTCTATACTAAAGAGTTCACTCCACTTGTAGAGTTTGGTAAGCTAATGTTTGGGGAATGGGATGATAATGACTGGTGTCAGTTCGATAATTATATGATTAAGAACCTTCAGTTATATTTAGATAAAGGTTTATTGAGAAGTGATTTCATTAATCAAAAGACCAGGACATTTGCCGCCAATACATCTTACTCATTTGTAGAATGGTGTGGTGTGATTGACAATAAGAGACACCCAAAGTTGGTGACTAAAACAAAAATCTATAAGAACGATTTGTATTTAGATTTTATAGATGATTATCCTGATTACGCACCTAAAAGTAGGGAAGCAATCAGTCGTAATGAGTTTGGTAAATGGCTGATGTCATATGCAGATTTCCAGTACGGATGTGATGCCTTACAAGGTAGGGACAACATAGGTAGATGGATAGAGTTTGTAACAAAAAGTTATTATGAAAAACAAGAAACATTAAAATTATGATACAATTTAGAGACTATCAATTAGATATTATTTCAAGAGGTTCAAAGATTCTTTATGAGAATAAATTTCTTTATCTCGCAATGGAAGTTCGAACAGGTAAAACACTCACAAGTTTAGGGATTTGTGATGGGCTTGACAACGCTAACAATGTCCTATTCATTACAAAGAAGAAAGCTATTTCAAGTATTCAAAATGATTATGATCTATTGAATCCTAACTATGCTTTGACTGTAATTAATTATGAATCATTACACAAGGTGAGACAAGATGAATGGGATGTAGTTATTTGTGATGAAGCACATGGTATGGGAGCATATCCTAAACCAAGCGGTAGAGCAAAGAAGGTTAAGAAGTTAATCTTTGAATCTAATCCTTATGTAATATTATTAAGTGGAACACCTACACCTGAAGCATATTCACAAATGTATCATCAGGTTTATTTTATTCCTGGTAATCCATTTCGTAAATTCAAAACCTTCTATCAGTTTGCTAATGAATATGTTAGTATAAAAAAGAAGAAGGTAGGGGGTAATTATATAAACGATTACTCAAAAGGAAGTGAACAGATCCTAACGGAGATGGCTCCTTATACAATTAGATATAGTCAGAAAGATGCTGGGTTCGTTGTGAAGACTGAAGAGACTGTGCTAAATGTAGATATGCCATCAGACATTTCCAAGATGATCAATAAACTACAGAAAGATTTAGTTGTCGAAGGAGAAAGAGAAACAATCCTTGCGGACACTGCGGTTAAGTTAATGACTAAAACTCATCAGCTTACCAGTGGTACAATTAAATTTGAAAGCGGTAACTCAATGGTTCTTAATCCATACAAGGCAGAGTTTATTAAAAATAAATTTAAAGGTAAGAAGATAGGTATCTTCTATAAATTTAAAGAAGAACTCAATGCACTTAAGCAAGTGCTTGGTGATAAGATTGTCACAGAACTTGATGACTTTAATAAAGGTAAAAATAAAAAGTGGATAGCACTTCAGATTGTTTCAGGTAGAGAAGGCATATCATTAAGGAAAGCTGATGCTCTTGTATATTACAATATTGATTTCAGTGCTACATCATATTGGCAGTCAAGAGATAGGATGACAACCAAAGAAAGATTACACAACGATGTGTATTGGGTGTTCGCAAAGGGAGGTATAGAGCATGATATATATAAAGCAGTGATTGCTAAAAAGGATTATACGCTAAAACATTTTAAAAGAGATTTATTAAATTAGCAGTATGAGGTTTATTCGATTTCTACTGATATGGATCAGTGAAAATTTAGCTATTCCTTTTTGGGTTGTTGGGCATATACACCTATCAATCCACACCTACCACGATTTAGTCGAGTTAATATCCTCACTCGGTATGAACATAATTGTGGCGATAGGTTTCTTTGAGGACTATAAAAAAAATGGATGACTGAACAGCAAATACAAGCACAAAGGATAAAGCAATTAGAGTCAGAAGGATACTATGTTCTTAAGCTACTCAAGACTAATAAGAATGGTATCCCTGATCTGATTGCAATACCACCTAACTGTGATGTTTTGTTTTCAGAAATTAAAAAACCAAATGGGAGATTATCTAAATTACAAGAGTATAGATTAAGAGAGTTAGAAAAACATGGAGTTAAAACAGAAGTATATAAAGGAAGGGGGTTATGATATTGGTGAAGATTTTGTTGAGACAATACAAACTTTAGATATCAGAACTGGAATAAAGGTTGCTCAATTTATAGATAAAAATATAGATAAAGTACCAGCAAACTCATTGGTGTCTACTGTACTGGGAGGTATAGTAGTTGATGACTTCAATGAAACTTTTCCTTTTGCATTAGAGGTTATTAAACACGATGAGGAATCAGAAGTTATTTTATCTGATCTTCAAATAATTTCTATGGATGAATACTTGGACTTATATAATATAAATTTAAATTTAATACAACATGAACATGAACATACAGAAAGTAAAAGCAGTAAAGAACCTGGTTAGGACAGAGACTGGGGCGGATGTAGACTCAAGAAGTAAAACAGATGAACTGGTAAAAGCCAGGGCGATGTGTTACAAAATACTTAGGGACGAATGTTATATGACATATTCATATATAGCAAACTCATTCAACAAGAATCACGCAACAATTATTCATGCACTCAGAGAGTTTGAGTGGATGCTAAAATCTGATAAGGGAATGGAGAGAATCTTCATTAGTGTTATCAATAAATGGAGACAACAAAAGGGAGACTATGAAGAATTAAATCCATATGATCTAAAAAAACAGCTAAATAATTTGGCTGAACAAAATAAATTGTTAAATTTGTCTTTAATAAATGTTCAAGAAAAGTGTGATGCTCTTCAAAATCATGCCAGTAAGTATGATAATATAATAGAATCTATTGAGGAGCATAAATTAACAGACGAAAGGTTTGAGTCACTACAAAAGAAACTAAAACATTTACTGAATGGACTGTAAATACAAGCATACAGATGTCGAGAAGGTATTGGGATTTACCTCTTGGTCAAATAAAAAAAAGGTAGACACTCTACTTCATATTGACTGTATCATGTATTCCAACCTTGGAACAGAGACATCCATAGCAGAAAGAAAATCAACAAAACAAATTTCAAAAAAGATTTATAGAGCAATACGAGAGATTAAGCCAGAGCTTGGTAACTCATTGCTATCAGCCATGGATAAATAATGTCGAGAATAGCACCAGAGGATACACAGTCAATACAACATATACTACATGTATGTGAAAGTATTCACGACTTTGGTGATGAGCTTTATGAAGATCTAATGGACAGAGATCACGAGTCTGCCAAGGTTAAAGCACAAGAGCTAATTAAAGAATTGGCTGACTTAATTCAATCTATGACAGATGAAATCTAACGAAATAAGACCAAGGCTGAGTGGTAATCGAAGAACCGCATACGAACAGCTGACAAAAAACGAAAGAAGAATATTAGTAATTGGAGATCTTCATTGCCCTTTTGAGTTGGAGGGTTATCATCAGCACTGCCTGGACACCTATGCTAAATTTAATTGTAATCAAGTAATATTCATTGGGGATTGTTTGGATAATCATTATTCCAGCTACCATGAGACAGATGCAAATGGTATGGGCGGAGCTGATGAACTCCATTACGCAATACATTGTTTGGCTAAATGGAATCATTCATTCCCAAAAGCAGATGTTATAATCGGAAATCATGATCGCATGATAATGAGACGAGCTCAAACTTCTAATGTACCAGCTGAATGGATCAAGACTTACAATGAAGTATTAGGAACTAATTGGAACTGGACAGAAAGAGTTGTGTACGATGGTGTACAATACATACATGGGGAAGGGGGTACTGCTCGTACCAAAGCAAAAAATGATATGATGTCGACTGTACAGGGCCATATCCATACACAGGCGTACTGTGAGTGGATGGTTGGTAGAAACTTTAGGGTGTTTGGAATGCAAGTGGGCTGTGGAATTGATGCCTCATCATATGCGGCAGCTTATGCAAAACACTTTAAGAAACAAGCAATTGGTTGTGGAGTAGTAATAGGAGGACATACTGCTATCAATTGTTTAATGGATTTAAAATAAGAACCAGGACGAGTAGCTCAATTGGATAGAGCATTAGCCTTCTAAGCTAACGGTTGAAGGTTCGAGTCCTTCCTCGTTCACGAAATAAAATAAAATGTTTAGAGAAAAATTAATAGTAATCTGGCCATCATGAATAAACAAATAGCACACGAGCTCAATAAGTTCAGTAAAAAAATAGCAGAGAAATATTCTCGCAAAGATAGAGAAGGTAATTTCAACGGAGAAACTTTTAGTGTAGATGAGATTATACCCACATCAGATCATACAGCTGTAATTAATTTTAAAAAAAATACTGGTAAGATTGGGGTTGCTTTTTGTTATTATATAAATAGAGGAATGTCTAAAGGCTGGAAATATTTTTTTCCTACTGACTCACATGTGAATGGATTCCAGGCTTTCTTATACTATAAGTTAGATGCTGAAAGAAGAAACTTTGATAAGAATTTTTTAGTAAAACAGTATAATAGAAACAGAGCTCCTGAAGATCATATTAAATACCCTCATGAAATACCCTCTGAGAGTTGAATAGAACGCTTCTTATGAAGTATCTCTGCACATTTCTCATACTCTTCCGTTGAGGTAAAATACTCTATTAAAACATCGTATACATCGTCAATCATAACGATGGTTGGTTTAGAAGGATTATGTATAAAGTAAAGAACTTCTTGTTCTTCCAGTAATTCATCAATTGTTTTCTTACCAAGTAGCAATTGATAGCTACTTCTCATACATAAGTCTTCATTAAAATCCATATTTATTTATTTAATTATTAAATGCTTCGTCTAAGGCTTGTTGTCTCATTTGTTTTTCTTGTTGCTTAAACTCTTTCATCATCTCATTATACTCTTGCATCTCAGGAGAATTATTGAACTCATCTATCTGATCCATTGCATCAGGAAAGTATTTTCTCATTTCAGTCTTATTTAACTTTTTTGGCTTCGGCTTCTTCTCTGGCTTACCTTCAATTACATAGTCCGAATAATTAAACATTCGCAAGAACACTTCTTTAGGATCACCTCCACTGTTTATAATCTTCTGCATATTCATTCTCATCCTATCTAAAGTTTTAAGAGGTAGGGATGCAATGTTTCCTGGCACACCCAGTACAGCAGTAAGAGGTAGTAAAGCAAAGTACGCTTGTTTCTCTGCCTCTGCTTGTTTAGCTGGATCTTTTAAATTCTGAGCCTTAACAAGTTTATCATAGAAGTCTGTAAACAAATCAAATATTGGGAATTGTTTAGTGTCTTTCCACCAAGGCTTACCTTGTGCAACATCAGCTGTTTGTTCTAAGATTTGTCCAACAACAAAGATTGAGTTAAACACACTAAGTATAGATGCTCTTAACATATCTTCTTTGTCCTCATCATCCCAATCTGTAACAGGGAATCCTGAACCAGCCCATTGGAATATCATTGGCATAGCAAATTGATAAACCATAATTGTTCTTAGGTTTTGTTGCCATGTTCCTTTTCCTGAACCATCAACAATGTTTCTACCTAACTCTCTATATCCTCCAAAGATTTGTCTGAAGTATGCTTTAGGTGCAGACATAAACATATTAAACAACTGAATGTAACCACCAGCATTTTGCAATGCATCTTTGTCTTGCTTGTCTGAAGACTGCTGAACTTCTTTTGTTTGTTCTTCAAACTTTATCATAGCTTTTTTCTTAGCAGCTTCAGGACTCATACCTTCTTTCTGGTATTTGTTTTTCAGATAAACATAGTTGGGAATACCACCTAAAAATATAGCTTGTTTATCACCAGCTTTAATTGGTGACATAAGAAGTCGAGTAATCTTATCTCCTTTATTTCCAGGAGTATAAGTTTCCATCTGCTTCTCTCCATACGACTCAATAGTCTTACTAATCTGTTCCCAGTATCGGTACTTAATATATACTGACTCTTCCGATATTTCTTGCCACGCTTTTTTAAATTCAGAAACACCCATCGTACTGGCTGTCTTAATCCAATTACGGTAACCAATATAGTTTCCATATGTAGCAATAGATGTAAGCTGTTTTAAATAAACAGTTAGTCCAGCTCCTAACTTCTGTACAATAAATACATTGTTGGCTCTGTTAACTCTTTGAACCATAGCATCAGATTGATTAGCACCTCTTTTAGCTGTAGCCATCAATGCGTTTCTAACAGTGTCATATACTCCTTTACCATGTATGTTTACAATAGTATTAGCAATATCTTTATTGAAGAACACTTTAGATATATCATTCATATTCTCACCGTAAGCAGCAAAGTGTTCCATATCTTTTATATATGTATCAATTGCAGTGAACGCATCAACAGGCATAATAGCTTTGTTGTTCTTCCTGGTTAACTTAGTAGAGTTACCAATCACATTCATACTCATTTGAGATGTACCTTGATCTGACAATAAAGAAAGAGGATCATACTTCTCCATCTCAACTTTATCACCAACACTTAACTGTCTAAATGTTCTACCAGAATAACTATCTCGTTGAGGTAAATCAGTATTATATAATCTTCTATATACTTTATTATACTTCTCATATAAAGTTGGAAGCATTTCTTCTACTTGCCATCTACCCATTTCTAAAAGGTCAGAATAGTTTTCTTCAAAATACTTACTTAAACCATCCATAATTTCAGCATAGTTATCTCCTAATGAAGTTTCAAAACCAGCATGAGTGTCAGGTTGTTTGTATTGGAAGTATAGATATTGTAATTGAAGTGGAGTCAATCCAGAAAATGGAATGTTTTCTCTTATGGTTTTATTTAAGTTCTCCTTGTTCTTTGAAGTTGGATCATTATCAAACTTCTTTTGAGCTTCTTGAACTTCTTGAGGATTCTTAAATAAATTACCATCTTCAATTTGAGTAAAGTCTAATTGCTTTCTATACTGTTTTATCTTCTTTAAATAGTCTGGCCCTAAATACTCTCTACTCTTTTCTGTAATGAGTTGATCAAGAGCCATAATACTTTCTTTATACATACGAGTAGACTCATTTACTTTACGATAAACAAAGTCTTTTATAAAGCCATCACCAAATACTTCGCCTGGAAGTCTATCTAAAGTTTCTGATAACTGGCTCAAACCAAGAGTACCTTCCTTCAAGAAACTACTAATGTTGTTTCCAATATTTTGGAAGTATTTTTTAATACGGTTTCTACCATAGTCAGATGCCTTTTCATCCGCTCTTCTTTTTATTTCTTTTCTAACCTCCTCTAAAACTTCTGGATCACTAAAGTCTCTGGACTCTTTCTGACCAGTTAATGCTTGATAAAACTTAGATGTGTTTTCAGCATACTTTTTAGATCTTCGAGCAGCTGCATCTTTAAAGTTATTACGACCAGTTGTAACTAATGATTTTAGATTTTCATAAACCTCAGCTAACTGATCAGCTTTTCGAGGATTGTTATCCTCCATTAACTTAGAGTTGTTAATACCTAAAGCAATATTTAAAACTAACATTTGAGTTTCCTCTTCAGGTGTCAATGTAGTTTTCTCATTAAGTTTATTTATTTCTGTAATGATATTAGTTTGCTCTGCGATAATATCATCTTTTATTTCAGCACCTTTATATAGTTTCTCTTTTATTTTTTCTACTATCTTTCTGGTCTGCATGTCTATCTTGACACCTCGCTTTACACCACCTATGTTTACTTCAAACTCTTTACTCAGAATTTTATCTATAAGTTTATTTAAAGTAGAAACATTTTTGGTAGCAGCCATTTCCTCAATCTTACCGATTAAGTTTCTTAGATTACCCTTCAACCATTTTGGTTCGGCTTCCTGGATAGTTCTAAGTAAAGATCTAACCTCTCCTTTGGTGTAATCACCTTTAGGCATGATCTCTCTTATAGCTCTTTGCAATTGTCTTTTAATATCACGAATCTCTCTCGCCCCTCTTTTCTTTTGGCGAATAAGTTTCTTAAGATTACTTATAGTTTTACTAACATCCTTAACTGCTCTACCACCCAACGCTTCTTGCATTTCAACCTCAAGCTGTTGTTGTAAAGTAGACTGTTCTTTTTTAGAGACAACACCTTCAGTAGATTCTTGATAAGGCTTAAGAGTTTTCATAAACTCTATAGACTCATTAATAATATCTGCTATGCTTCTCTGTTTTTTCTTAGGAAGTTTATTATTCTTTTTAATTAAAGCATCAAACTTTCTTTTAGTTGCTTCAAAAAGTTTTCTCCCTACATTCATACCTCCTGGAACATTACCAAATACTGGAGGGATAGAATCAAATAAATCTAAATCTATTTTTAATAGATCTTTAATCTCTTTTACTTTAAGTTTCTTACCGTCTTTCTTTTTGTATTCGTTTCTTAAAAAGTATTCTATCTCGCTATTTTCAAAACCAGCTTGACGAGCTAACTTAATTATATCAATAGGGTTATCAAACTTATTGAAAGTCTTTTGCCATCGTTGTCTACCGTACTGATTCTTTCTTTGAGATGGGAATTTAACCATGCTTCCACCTTGAGATCTTGGTCTGGTGTAAAAAGCATAACCTGTTAATCTACCTCTGTCATATCCTTCTTGAGAATACAATGCTTCTAATGTATACCCAAGCTCCTCAGCTTTTCTTCGTAGAGCTTGAGGGTTAAATAATGTAGCTGGGAAAAAGTTATTTTGTTTTAAACCATATTGGTTACCCAACTTAAACAACATGTCTTTACGACTTGCTTGTTTTTGTTCTCTAACTGCAACTGATTCTTTATCTTGAGTAGTTTCCGTTTGTGTTTCACCAGATTTTACTTTACCAGTTACTACACTAACATTTCTTACAGCATATGCTTTACCAGAAGATTGAACCAAAACATCACCACCTGGTTGTCTATTCTTAAATAAATGAAGGATAGGTTTACCCCCACCTTTTAACGCTATATGAAATGGGTAGCTTGGATGAGAGTCTTCTCTTACCTCTACCTCACCATCAACTTCTATTGCGGCATAAACATCTCCTACATTTAAACCTTTGGTTAGTTTTTCAGCTGCCATCTTAGCAACTAAATCAACCAGTGACTGAGAGCCTGGCCCTCTAACTCCAGCTGGAGTATTACCTACACCAACATTTTTCTGAATATCTCCACCTAAAAATTCAGCAATAGCTGCTTGACTTTCTTTAGGTAAATTCTTAGCTATAGTAGCTACAATATCTTTTACTACAAATCCTCTCTTCTCAAATGTACTTGTGTTTGGATCAGTGAAATATTTTTTTATGTCAGCTTTTAAATCTTTAGCACTTTGTCTTAAATTAATTTCACCTTTTGCTTTTCTTACCGCAGAAGATACTGCTGATCTAAATAATGATGGACTAATTAATTTATTATCCAACATAGTATTAAGTATAGCTAATGTAGAGTTAACTCCTGACGCACTACTAACTAACTTAGCATCAGTACCTTTAGTTAAAACCAAATACGCTTTGCCATCATTTGTTTTTATTTGTTTGTTTAAAGCATTGGCTATGGTATTTGCAGTTCCTTTTTTACCAGAAGCCCAAACATCTCCAAACTTAGTTACAAAGAATACACCACCTTCACCCTCAAATATAACCTTATTGTTATACTTTATTTCACCAGCCAACATATCATCAGGAGCAGTGATTGTAACATCCTTACCTTCCATGAAAGATGTATCCATAGGTTCTTTAATCAAACCTTTCTTAATCATCTCAGCCACACTATCTTGTTGTGTATATGTAACTTCAAACCCACCAACCTTTTGCTCTCTTAAAGCAGCAGCTGGGTTCTTTACTTTTTGCCCTCCTTCTATTTGTTCTATATCACCCTCTTGGATTTCTTCTCCAGTGGTAACCTTAGATGCAATAGTGTTTAGTAAATCAATAACAGCTTGATCATCAGCAGTTATATCATTAATTTTAATACCGAACTTTTTAGCAACCTTTTCTATCCATCTACGAACCACACTCTTTTGAGGAACAGTTAACTGAGAATAGTTTGCAGATAACTGACCTATAATTTCAGCTAACTTCTCTTCGTTCTGAATATTTTCTTCATAAGATTCTGCGAAGTTATCAATCTTCTTTTTTAACGGACTGTTCTTATCAAGTGTTTTACTTACGGACTGCATCATTGCCTTAGTAACACGCTGAGTTTCTAAGTCAGTTCCTAATTTACTTAACAAGATAGCATGAAACGCTTCGTGTGCTACTGTAGAATTAGTTGCGTCCTGAAGATTAATATGAATAGTATTATCAAAGAAAGTACCTCTACCTCTTGAACCTGTTGCTTTGGTAAAATCGTCTGCACTTTCATGCATAATGATTTTAATATTAGGCACTACTTTCTTAAGGGCTTTAGATGCGAGGTCTACCCTACGCATTATACTATCCTTTAACGGATTCTGTTCAGTAACTGGGGACTTAGATTTGTTAATAGAAACAACATCATCAACCTCCTCTAATTGTTCACGAGGTATAGGTTCTTTGGTTTGCTCTTGAGAGTCTTCTTGTTCTTGTTGAACCAACTCTTTTATTTGATCAGACCTTTCTTCTATTGTTACTTCCGTTTCCGCATCCTGGGTACTACTGGTCTCACCTTCTTGCCCACCCTCTTGGGTAATCTCAATGTTGGTGTTTCCATCTCCCACTTCCTGGCTACTGTCGGTAGATTCTTGTACATCCACCTTCTCTGTGCTTGACTCTTGAATGGCATCTTCTTTGGTTTTAGTTTCTTTTAAATCAACTGATCCTTCTTCTGATGTACCTATTTTAGACAACTGCTCTTTAATTTTATTTACAGTTTCTTGTTTAGCTTTATAAGTACCAAGGTCAGGATCAAGACCTTCCATTTCGTTTTCTATTTTATTCTTCAAGAAGACTAATCCTAAAGCCTTCTTTGTTTGGTTTTCATTTAACTGATTATCCTTAGATATAGTTTGTGCTGCACCAGAAAGCATTTCGAAGTTCATCATCTCCTGTTCTGCTTGTGCTTTAGTTAGTTCTTTATTAGCAACCTTTATATCTAACTGAGATCTAAATGCTTCTACAGTTACTTCGTCATTACGAATCTGATTAAATAAAGTTACTAACTCATCAGACACACCCTCTATATCTCCCTTACTAAACGCAGTGGTAAGTGCACCAGGTGTCCCTAAAACAAAACCACCAACAGCTTCAGCTAAGGATGCTCTAACTACTTGATCAGCAAACTCTTCCGACCACATCTCTGGAGTTTTAAACATGTCTTTTTCATACATGTCATTCCAGACATTCTTCATTGATATCTCTGCAATTTGTTGTAGACCACCTGTCTCTGCTTCTGCCAAGGTAGCACCAGCTACTCTAAATACACCTTGAGAAATTTTGTTCTGAACTACTTTATTCAAAGCCGCTCTAAACATAGAAGGAGTTGCTCCTTTAGGTAGCATTTTAGTAACCTGGCCCATTAGACCAGAGATAATTGTTTTATTAGTAGCTATGTTTCTTAAACCATATCTTTCTAATACAGCTGTTGTCATAGCTAATGGAAGTATGATAGCTTTCTTTTCTGTCTCTGTAACTTGTGCAAAGTCTGGATCGTTCTCCATCTCTTCCATCAAAGCATCTGTTTGCAGTAAACTAAACCCTACTGTTTGAGCTACTGCACCTCTATTGGTAATATAGTTTTTAAAACTTTGCTGAAGTTTTTTAACCACACCCTTTACTTGTTGTTGAGATGCTTTAGATTTACCTCTACCAAGAAGACCTAACATAATAGATGGGCCTGATTGAGCTAAACCAAATAGCCCTTCATATATAAATGAACGCTCTTTCATGTCTGCCATCAACTCATCAGATACACCTTCAGCTGCGGCAAAGTTCAGCATGTTTCTTACAAACTCCTTTTGAGGGTTTTTAGTTTCCTTAACCTCACGATCTAACACAAGTCTTCTTAACTTGTCATCTATTGATTTATCAAAAATATCTACAGGAACTTCTTCATACCCACCTTTACCAAGAATACCTCCGTCCTTCTTCCACATCAACATGTCACCATCTGCATTTAAAATTCTACTGGTGTCATATCCTTGTGCTTGTAAGTCAGCCTTAACTTTTTCTTGATACTCTGCGTCTATCTCATCTCTGTTTAAAGATTGATACCATTTATTATAAACAGCTTCATCCTCTATATTATCAGGCAGAACATACCCTAATTCTTTAGCAACCTCTATGTATCTATCTTTCTTTTCTTCAGTACTCATACCGAAGTCCTCATCAATCTTTTGGGCTATACCATAGAAGGTGTCAACAAGTCCACCCCAACCAGCAGCTAAAGGTTTAGTGATACCTCTTGTAACGAATTCATTATACATTCCTTTTACAACAGCACTAACAGGGTTTCCTATCTCCTCTTTCATTAAGGTGTAATCACCAACAGCTGAGTTTATTTGAGCTTCATAAGATTGAAAATCTTTAAACTCATTTTGTAGCTGAACCTTTATTGTGTTAAGAGATTGTTTATCTTTAAGTAACTGATTGTATTGAGCTACTTGTTCAGGGTTTAATTCAGGAAGTGTAGCTAACGCATCTATCTTTGCATCAACAGCTGTGTTATTACTTAAATAACTTTTGTACCTCTCAGTAAGTGTAGCCGCTTTTTGTTTGACATTCTTGATGTCAGCCATCATAGCTGCTGAACTAAAATATTTTTTTCTACTCTGGTCGTATTCGTCTATCAGTAAATCCATTTCAGGAGTTACTATTTTATTCTTTTCTAAAAAGTTTTTTAATTCTTGAGCCTTCTCTTCACTACGAAAACCAAAGTTAGGATCTAAGTTTACTATTAACTTTTCTCCATTCTCAGCCTCAACGACCATGCTATCCCCAATACCTCTTTCAGTAAATTCAAAACCATAATCTTTAAAATGATATTTCATTTTAGCAACTACTTCCTCCTCTTCTCTCTCTATCATTTCACCAGTTATGTAGGCTAATGATCTTTCAAAAGGAGATGCGTTTGCATCATACTCTACAGTGGCATCTACACCACGCTCCAAAGGATCGTATTGTACATCTTCTGTAATAGTCTGGTCTTCTACAATCTCTTCCCCTTCAGGAGTATCTTGTATAGACTCACTATCAAACTGAGAAGTAACAACATCTTCTGTAGCTTCAGGAGTATCTTGATTATTATCTAATGGGTTTGTTGGATCTGAAGACTCCGATGAGCCAGGTACTTCCTCTTGAACTTGAGTATTTGATTCCGTAAGCTCCTCTTCTCCAGTAGGTTGAGCAATGTCTTTTTTTTTTACTTTCACCATCCACTGTTCGAATGGTTCTCTTTCCTCAAAAGTATTATCAGTGGAGGCAATCCACTCATACAGTTCTTTAGAATATTCTTTATCCTGTCCAACCTTTACAGACCACTCTTCAAAAGGTTCTCTTTCTGCAAATGTAGGATCTGTTTCTGAAATCCAATCGTATAATAATTGTGGGTAATCTTCCATTAAGATATTTGTTTAAAGGTTACATCAACTTTACTATAATCAACATGATAGTAATCACCAACTTTTACTTGAGCGTCTGGAACTTCTTGTGCCATTACACCTTGATATACACCTGAGCCATAAGACTTCTTATCTCTATATTCAAAGGTATAAATATTATGACCGCTTTTAGAAACACCAATTTTATTTATATTGGTTTTTAATCTTCTGTCTGATGGAGCTTGATTGCCTGTCTTCTTTTTATTCCTTTGAGTCTTCTTATAGTTATTGATTACTTTTTGAAGTTCACTTTGGAATTTTTGAGGTTCTTTCCTTGAATCAAACTCAATCCTTGTCTTATTACCGTCAATAGTAACTTCTACTGCGTTTTTGTCTCCAGTGCCTGTAAAAATGTCATCACTGTTTACACTATAATTAGTTGTCAGATCTTTCAATTCTTCAGCTAAAAGACTTGATGTTACAGTTGTATATTCGTTTAATAGAAGCTCATCTGCACCTTCCATCTTAGCTATAGTATTAAATCTATCTGCTAATTTTACAGGAGATCCCTCTACCAATACCATTTTTGTTCCAAGGTTAGTATCTTTAATTACTTTATCACCAATACCTGTATAGTTAACTGTCTTACCTGAGCCGCCATAATCTTTTAATCCACCAGGATTAGCTTTGTTGTACTCTTTATATATTTGATCAGTTGAACCTTCTACTGGAGACATATATGACATTACTTCAGAGTTCATTAACTGTTGTGATCTTGGTATCTTTTTACCATTAGAATCTAACTTAGGATTCCCTGAAGAATCTACTTCAAAACGAGCTACTTTTCTTGTGTCTCCATCTGCGTAAGTAATAACAATATTATTTGGATCGCTGTTTCTATCTACTGGGTTATCTGCCAAAGGTTTTATTTTACCTTTATTTGATGCGTTATAAGAGTTTGCAAGTGTGGTAACACCAGCGTTAAAGTCTTCTTGATCACCTGATATAATTTGTTGTGCTTGATTTACATAACTAAAGTTATCTTGCTGTAATTTTTCATTACCAAGTGTAGTTGCTGACTTTTGTTGCCACTGGAAACTACTTTCTTTCATGTCTTCTTTTCGACCTAACTTAGCTTTCATACTTCTTACGAAGTAATCTTCAGCAGCCTTTTGTTGTCCTTCAGTAATAGTTGGCTCTACGATAACACCGTTTTCTTTGTAGCCCATAACAATAATAGGATTCTGATCCTCCATACCTGGGTTAGCTGCATTCCATTCATCGAAGTCTTTTTGATCTCCACCTCTAAACTTCTCACCCTTACTATTAGTAACACCATTATCAGCAAGTACACTACCTGTAGAAAAAGGACTTGATGTTACTGCTTTAGCTTTATCTCTTAAATAAGTTTCAGCCTCTGGTGTCTGCATAAAGTCATCAATAGTAACAACCGCTCTTGCACTTCCGTCTTTACCCATAGTACTTGCATTACCAGCTGTAATATAATCACCAAGTTCAGTGGCAGTAGTATTAACTATTTCACCTACATTTACATTATCAATCTCTTGCTTACTAATAGCAGTCATTCTATTGATACTAATCAAGTCATCTGGCCCATCAAGTAGGTTTCCATTTTCATCTATTCTACCAAAAGCTAAATTACCTGTTACTGGATTAGTAACTAACTGTAAGTTTTTAAGATTACCAAAAGCCTCCATACGCTCACCAAGGTATGCTTCAAGAGAACTACCCTCACCATCTTTTAATCTTTTAGTGTATCGAGCAAAGTCCGTATCCCAGCTCTTTGCATTTTTCTGAAACTGAGTAAACCCTGAGCTAATGTTTTGTTTTAGTTTTTGAAAGTCTTGAGGTCTTAATTCACCTCTTTTCATTTTTTGTTCTGCCTCATAAATTGCATTGGCTGCACCATTAGCTCCATCGATAGTCATATTCATGAGCGTTGGATTATCCATCGCATCAAGATTATTTAACTTATCTAAATTAGTTTTGGTATCAGCATCAATCTCGTCTTTTCTTTTTTGACGATCTTCAGCTACATCAGAAAAAGCTGTAGCAACTGACGAAAGTTGTTCTTGCCAATTTACATTCTGACTTGGATCAGGCTTTTCATAGACATTAAAGTCTATATTTCTTTTTGCTTTAGTAGGATCTACTGCCATGTTTTATAATTCTTTAAATTCTACATCTATCATAGCGTAGTTAACCATATCATAAACCCCTGATCTAACAACCGCTTCTTTTGGAACTTCGTCAGACATAACTCCTTGGTATGTACCTTCTTGGTCTTTATACTTAAAACTATATATATTTAATCCGCTTGGGGAAACCCCTATCTTCTTAATGTTTTCTTTCAGCCTTCTGTCTGATCCAAATAAATTTGGATCTAATCCTAATGCGTTGCCTCCAAATTGATAGTTTTGATTTGTTAAACTAAATTTAGGCTTAGGTGAAAAAGAATTTAAACTTAAACCACCTGGCTGATTCATTTTTAAACTACCACTTAATGATGCTGGTGGTTGGAATCCGCCACTGGAAAAGCTATTACTACCAAAAGAAGACTTAGCAGCTGTATCACCAAGAGATTTACCAACACCCTTACTCTTTCCGAACAATGGTGCAGCAGCTCCTATAGCAGTAACAGTAGAACCTATACCTTGTATACCCTGTTGAATAGACTCTGCTCTGGCAGCTTCAGCTGCATTCTTACGCTGGTTTTGTTCCTTTGCATAAGCCACATCCATTTCTAAAAGTTGTTGATTGACAGCGTCTTTAGATTGAGCTTTAGTTGCCTGAAGGTCAGATAGTTCTTGCCCCATAGCAATACGAGTATTCTCCGCATTCTCTGCTGAAGAAGCACCTATTCTACCTACACCAGCAGCTAATGCTCTGGCATCACCTTCTTGTAATGCTTCTGTATTTTGTTGAGCTACTGCTAAATTGTTTTCAAATTCTGCTTCATACGCATCAAGAGGTACATTAAGACCTTCGTAAAAATCTTTTGATGCTTTTGTTTTAGCATCTAACATTGCTTGTTTTGCTGCTTTATCAGCTTCTTCAGCTGCTCTCTTTTGCTTTGCGGCATTGGCGAAACTCATACCTGTACTGGCTACTGCTGTTCCTATTCCTACAACCGCTGATGTTACTGCTGCCATATTATATTGTTTTAATCATTTCGTGAGTGTAAGTACTGCCTTCAACAAAACCTACTTTTTTATATACATTAATTAAAGGTTTGTTTTTAATTAATGCGTATATATATTTTTTACCCATTCTCTCCGCATCATCGCTGATGGTTTGTACCAAAAGTTCTAATGCTTCTTTTCTTTTTTGTCTGTCTTTATATTTGAGATTAGATATAATCCAATCACACCATACTGCCTTAGAGTTAGTTACATACATAAACCCAGCACATATTGGGGTATCTTTATCATAAACAATGTAACCACCCATTCCGTCTTCTGGTAAAAACTCTTTTGAAGGAGGAGTCCACCTCCAATCTTTCCACCATCCACACAGAATATCTTTATAATCATTTTCTCTAAGCGGTATTATACTTAATTCCATTACTCGCAAAGATAATAAAAATCTATGGATATGATTTCATCACACTACTACCGACAGAAAACAGCTCAACCGCTTGAGTGTTTGTGTTTTCAAGCGTATACTGCATAAAGTAACCACGAGCACCATGAGATTCGGCAACTGGGTTCTTGTAATAAAATATATATGATCCGTTTGGAGGAATAATACCAGCCTGTCCAATAGGATCAGGAACTGATTCGTCTACTGTTAATACATTATTTACTTGATCTATACCTGTTACCTGACCAAAGTAAAGAGAGTTAGCACCAGCATATATATAGTCTCCTATACTTATTATACTTCCAAGATCAACATTGAATGAAATTGTAAATGCACCAGGGATACCTCCAATAAGTAAACAAGATCCTATTCCGTTAGCTGACCTTAGATTGAAGTTGACATTAGTACTATTGTCTCTAAGGAATGTAAACCATTCTCTTTCCTTCTGTACAAAATAAGTATCCAACATTGATCCTCCACTTAACTCTGTAAACAAAGCTGTACAAGCCCAAGCGTCATCACTTTCGTAAGACATTGTTTTAAACAACTTAATGGTTTGAGGTTCAGTATTAAAGACAGATGTTATTCGAGAGTTATATTGAACACCATAATAATTGTTTCTTAATACATTGGTATTGTGTCTATAGAGATTTCCATTTCTAAATGTATAGAAATAACTATTCATCCCAATCATAAAATCAGGAATGTATGAATAGAAAGAAGGCCAACCTTTAGCCTCTTCGCTATATGATAATGTATACTCTTCTGCTGTTTGTACCGCCATATTAACAAATACTTAATTGTTTAACTACTCCGTTCTCTACTTGCATACACTGATTAATACCAGCTACTACCGCTCTATAATATCCATCAGCCATTTCAGTAACTCCATTTGAATCTATAAATACCCAGTCATGTAATTGTACTAAACCACCAGCTTGTCCACTAACTGGGTAATGGTATTTTGTTACTGGATCATTTACATTTTGACATGCACTTATACAGTCTGTAAGTGATGCAATATCATCTACAGTAAATGGGGATAATGAAGTAGGACATTCTACTTGAAAAGTCCAAGGAATAATACCACTAACATTAGGAGCCATGTCTATTTCAAATGTAGCTGTCGAAGGTGCTGCATTTGGTTTTGGTATAATCATAGTTGTTACACCATATCCACCAGCTGGATTCAAAGTTACATCGTTGGCTGTATAAGGGCCCCAGTTAGCAACACCATTGTTTACCCATCCAGTTGGATCTAACTGATATTCAGTTCCATTATAAGCAACACCATTACTACCGTTTATATTATCTACACCACAACATACTTCAGAACCTATTAAACCTTGAGCATATCCCCAGTTAGGAGAAGAGTATTCAGAAGCAGTTGTTCCGTCATATGTCCATGTGCATCTCACTGCTGAGTCAACACCTACAAAAAACTTAACCGCAACAGCACCAGTTGCTGATCCTAAATCTACAGTAATTTTGTATTTACCAAAAGCACCTGTCCCTTCGCCTGATAAAGCTGGATCATTACAAGCAAACCCACAGGAAGCACAAGTTTGAGGGTTGCCCAATATGCCACCAGCCATTTGTCTATATATTCCACCTTGAGAATACCAGCCATTTGGTGCTACTTGAGTTAAACCAGAGTCTGTACAAAGTGTAGTTGCACTTGCAAAGCTCGTTCCGTCATAATAATAAGTTCCTAATGTTGCCATATTTATTTAATTTTTAACATGTTCCTCCATCTATTACTGCACCGTTATTACCAATTTCAATCCAAGTTTTAGGGAAAGGCCCTGGATTAGCATTAGCTACAATGTAGAATCCTGATGGAAGAGGATCATTGAAATTGCAATTGTTATTGTTAAAGCAAACCTCTCCAATCTGAGGAACAGATCCAGTACCATGGAATGTATTTTTTATACTTCCAGGATCTCCAACATTTGTTGTACAAGCTAATGATTGAGTAGATTGCATTGGCCCAAACCATGCTTCAGTACAAGTAAAGTTACAACCACAACACGCATCAGCTGGAGTTGTAGCGGAGTAACATAATTGTGACTGAGTAGTTTCTCGTAAATCCCAAACTAAGTACAAGTACTGATTAGCTGGAGGCATAGTTGCCGCAGTTGTAGTTACAGATGCCTCATAATTTCCACTGCTTGGATTTAGAATTGGTACAATCTCTGCAATATTTGGATCTTGTAACAATAAATTCATACCAGCTGGAGTGTTAGGATATAAAGAATTCGATGATAACCATTTGAAACTATCCTGTAAAGGATTAAAGTCAAAGTCATCAAAGTTCTGTTTTAAACTACGCATAGTAATTGTAGCTCCAGAATAAGGGAAAACCCCAACTGAAGAATTACCAGTTTGCGATATATACTCTGCTGGAGTATTGGTAGATAAAGAAGCTAAGTCATTTACATTTGGACTAACCGTAGTGGTATCATTCCAGTTATATTCATAGTGAATAAACTTCCCAGTATCACTTGGTGAGTTTAGTACTACTCTAACAATAGTAAGCTCGTTAGATGGAATACAATTAACTGTAACCCCATAACTTGCACTACCTTGTGGCTGTACTGTTATCTCAACTTCATTTGGAATACCAACTCCTTTATTAAAAGTAAGAGTTCCTGAAGAATTTACAACACCAGTTGAATAAGCTACACCGTTATATACAGCAGTAACTATAATAGATCCAGAGGTTATGGTGTATGGTATATCTACATCCCCAATAGACTCTCCTAAATTTACTATATAGTTTAAATCAGAGACTGCGTTTACTTGAGTGATAGTAGTTCCACATGGAGTTCCAACTTGAGGAGTTGGTATCTCTCTATTGTTTGTACTCAGTACATACTCATTCATGTACGGATCAAATCCACCTAACTTTTGAGTACTAAGCTGAGTAACAAATTGGTCTCTAAACCAAGAACGCATACCATATGAAGATACAATTTGTATCTGATCATTACCTCTTGATGTTCCTCTTAAATTAATTACTGAAGACCTTTTAGTGTCCGTAAAGAACATGTCAGCTCCCCAAGCAGCAAAACTCTCAGGATTAAAACTAATACCATATTCTTCAATACGAGCTACTTGCGTTCCTAAAACTTCTGGCACAGATGCAATTGCTCCACCACCAGTAGAATCTGTTATAACATTTTTAGATGATAACACATAAGATATTCTGTCTTCTTGTAAAGTAAGTATATCTGTTTCTCTTGAATGTAATAATTGTATAGGGCCAAATGATGGCTCACAATCTTTGTAGTTAACTAATCCTAAATTAAACTCATTTAAGTTATTTGAATTAGCAGCTCCACTAAACACACCACTATATGTCATACCAGCAAAACGATCTGCTTCTTTGTAATCTTGATTAGATACAGCTAAAACTCTTTGCCCCATAACCATAGACTTGGTTGTTGGAGAATCAGTTATTCTAAAACTTTCTACACCATTACCAAAAGTATAACAGTTAGCAAACTTTAAAGTCTGTATTAAAGGTTGAGCAGCGTTTTGATTTTGATCTGATGAGCCTCCAGCTGATTGATGATATCTTTTACCATCAGCTGGATCTACCACGATATCCATCATTTCTGAAGCATCATAAAATAAATTTGGATCTGCTTCTTGTGGTTCAGTTTCCCATACAATTAATTGTCCACCACGAGTGATTTCAATTCTTGTTCCAACATGTCCTGGTCTTTTATCGTAGAAAGGCCCACATCTTGGAATACCACATCTATTTCTAAAAAATAACTCTCCACCTTGTTCGTATACAAATAGCTTTGTTACGAAACAAGAAGATCCAATAGCATTAGATGAGTTGTAAGGCCCTAATCCATTATTTAAAAATTGCTGACACGACACCCCATTACTACTACCTGTAGTAAAGTCTTGCCCATCACCATTCCACCATAGATAAAAGTTAGGGTAATCTTGACTGGCTACAAAAGACTCGTCATATCTGTAATGTTTCTTATTACAATTATTTCCTTTACTACCTCTCCAGTTATCTATTTGAACTCTAATAGTAGAACCAGCTGGTAGGTCATATGGGTTTCCAGCGTTAGGTGATGTAGAAGGAAAGTTTAAACTATAACTTTTTGAAAGACTACAACCTGTACTATTAGAAGAACCACTCTTCATACCATAGTTTATAGTGGCATCTTCTCCTATCTCCGTATTAAACCCACCAGGTTTTATAGACATATATAAACCAGGTAAACTACTCGCTGGAGCATTAGCTAACTCATCTTTACCGTAGGCTTTTATTTCTAATATCTTACAAATCTCTTGAGTGTTAGTAGGCCCTAAAGTATCCATTTTGATAATTAGGTTCATTCCTGTTTGAGCAATACTTGTATTGTCTCCTTCAAGTTTAAACCAAAATACCGAAGCATCTTGTGGATCTTCATAATAAGTACTTGCGTATATTGTATTGTAACTTCCTTCACTTGGCTTAACAACAAACTTATATTTAGTTGCCCAGTATGGAGGTAGGTTACTTAAAGTAACTTGAATAGCATTTTTATCAGGTGCTGAAGATGGTGGAACAAATATGGTATTTGAATTAGAAACCAAAGCTGTTGATGCTCTACCAAAATCATCCATATAAACAATAGCGGTTTCATAATCTCTATTACTATGAAGACTTTGAGTGTCTGATAACAATAAAAAAGCACCGCTACTTGCGTAATCTAAAAATGTAAAAAACTCCCACTGCTCAGAAACATCTACACCAGGTGCTGTTTCTGAATAATATCTTACAGCTGGTGCTTGAAGCTGAAACCCAGTAGCAGTAGGGGTGTACGCAAATCCTTGTTGAGTACATATACTTGTGGCTGGAGGGCCTGGAGCGGCACAACCTGTAGTGATAGAACTATTTATAATCTCCATATTAGTTGCTGGAGGTGCTATAATATAGTTGTTAAATTTATCTGTTAATGTTCCTCCGTTACCTGATAAGTTTACAGGTGTTAAGGGTTGGAAGTTGCCAAGAGGTGTTGTCCCTATTGGTGTTTCAAACTCTACAGAGTTAACTAAATCATTTAGAGAGTTATATTGTTGTGTAGCAATAAAACTCCATTGTAAATCAAATGGGCCTGTTTGCTTAAATGTTGGATCAACATCAACTCCACCGTTATCCTGTGGGTTGTTACCACCTGGTGCAGACTGCATGGAGACCTCAAAGTTTAATGTAAAACCAGCGTATATAGGAAAAGTAATATTACTTAAATCAAAAGTAATTAACGACTCGTTAAAAGTTCCAGTCCCTGGTTGTCCAACTGTATAGTTAACACCATTCCCAGAAACAGGAGCTGCTAACTCTTCAGCACCAATATCCTGAATAAGATGATTAGTAATATAATCAATAGGAATTTTAGCTCCGTTTTCATTTACAATATCATAACCATCTACATAGTTTCCGTATACCAACCTATTACCCTGAATGGTTTGAGCTTTAGCTATTCGAGGAACATTATCATACTGTCTTAGTAATTCATCTGATCCTAAAGTTGTGTATATTTTACTATTAGTAAAAGTTAAACTTTTTTGAATATTATCAGCCCAACCTAAATCAGATTTGTTATATCTTTCAATAACATATATAACATTAGTATTAGAGTCTTTATATAATAAGTCAACTTGAGTAACTCTTTTAGATCCAGTGGAAAAGGTAATGGTAGCTCCATTATACCTGTTTATCATACCACCATTATTATATTTATCTAAATCAAACCTAAATGCTTTAGGCTGAAAAGCTGCATTACTAAATAAAGAAGTGGCACTATATCCGCCATCGGTGTATCTATATCTATACGCAAAAGATAAGAATCTTGTTTCCATATAATTCTCATCCCCAGGAAAGTTTTCAAGTTTTACATTTGGAACTGGTAAAGGAATATTACCACCAATAGGTGTTTCAAACCCAGGGGGCTTGACAATAACCGTCAAGTCTTCAGGAACTATTTGATCTACACCAGCCGCTGGATCTAAATAATTTCTTTTTACATTAATTGTTCTCGGAGGATTTAAATCATCCGTAAAAAATAATAAGTCTTCTATTTTATTGACTCCTGTTATTAAATACTTAGGATCAAAATTCAAAGTAGTTTTACCAGAACCGCTACCATCATCTATTGATACCACATGATATTGCGTAATCTCTGTATTAGTATTAAATGATACTATTAAATCTACCTTACCAGAAGGAGATAATGGGTTGTTAGAATCATGAACAAACCAGTATATGGTTTCATTCATACCATCTTCAAACGCACCAATACAAAATGTAGTAGGAGGTTGACCAGGTAATGCTGGGGTTGATAAAGGGCTTCCACCATACTGCAAAAAACTTAATTGAGTATTACCCTTAGAGTTTTCTACCGCACCAATCTCAGTAGTTTCGGTAGATCCTAAACGAACATTTAATGCATCAACATACTCGCCTGGAGGAACTAATCGTTCATCCACACTCTTGTTCATTTTACCAGCTATAAAATTTGATCTAATATCCGCCATCTATTTTATCCATTTATCCTGGCCTCTTAAATTCTGTAAAAGTCTACCAGGGTGTATGTTACTTAATCTTAGTTTAGCATTTCTTAGCAAAGAAGATTTATCTTTTCTTGCTCTGTTTACTATATATTCCTGGACTCCTAACTTGCCATTCAAAATAGAATATCTAATATATGCATATAGAAATTCTTCAAACAATTTGTTTACTTGCACACGAGAGTCATTACCATTTTCCATACCATCAGAAACATACTCAAGAATTACAAACTCTCCAGCCATCTCTGAATTAAAAGTGATTAAACCATCTCTCTTATTAATACTAAATGTAGGATTAATATTAGCTGTTTCAGTATTGAGTCCGAAGCGTCCTCCAATTTGATAATCAAAACACCACTCTCCATTTACACACCAGCCCATCTTACCATTGTAAGGGCCTGTACCCATGTACATATTTTTTTGTGTTCCTTCAAGTCTTTTTATATCAAAGAAAGAATCTTTTGGTTTTAAAACATTCCCATCTATATCAAACAATATTCTACAGTCATGGTCTTGCAAATAAGCTCCACTCCAGTTGGTTTGTATGTTTTGAGTCATAGGATATAGCATCCCATTCTTCATTAAATTTACCCTAACCCAGTTAACATAATCAGGTGGCAATACAAACCTTAATGTATCACAAACTTTTAATTCTAATATTTTTATTTCTTTCATTGCATCATAATGCAATTCTTGTATTCCTCTTTTAGCGTGGAATAAAACTTGGTATCTATTGAGATTGTTTACTAATTCATGGTTTCCTTGATATATTAGCATAAAGTTATTTACAATATCTTCCAGGCTAACATATTGATATGAACCCCAATTCTCATCAGTAGGTATTATCCCACTGTTTTCGTAATACTGATAATCTGTTATATAACTCATAATTAACTACTTTCTTGGGTTTCTGTTTGTTCTAATGTATTTCCAAATCCATACACCATTTCTTCTCTAATCTCTATACCTATGTACTGACATATCTTAGCAATTAATGTAGGCTCGTCAGAGTCTGGTAATTCAAACTCTTGAAAGTCAGGCTGAGTCTGATCAAACATCGGTTCTCCTCCAGCTAAGTTTAACCAAGTCCACTTTGGATCACGAGGATATCTTATATACTGAGACATCACATCTCCAGGATTCATTATAGTGGTTGGATATACAGTAATTGAATTACCATCCAATACATATGCTGGATATGTTGTGCTTGGCTGAGTAAGCATAGAGTTTGTTAAGTAAAACATTTTACTCTGACTAACTCTTTCTACTTCTCTAATATTAGTAGGCGAATACATTGCATAAGACATCATTGGTGCAGTAAATATATCTGCACTTAATGTTACTGTATTTGCATTTAAAACCCCTGTTACATAAGCCTCATCAAATGTAGATGTGTTTACCACTAAAGTGCCTATATGTGGTGTAGGATTTGAAGCTGGTATAGTAGTCCAACCTACAGCCAAAGGATCTATTAATTGATTAGCTACTGGCCCAGCTGCATTACCAGAAAATAAAAGAGTAGAATAATAGTAAACTTTATTTATTAAATAATAATCATTAGGCAAAGAATATACATTAGCATTAACTTGATTAAGGTGTACTTGAGTTGAAAAACTATCTATAACCTCAGCTAACCCTTTAACAATGTTTGCATATTCTGTTCCTGACGATCTATTGTTCTCTCTATTAATCCAGTTATTATACTGATAAAAATAGTCCTCAAACATATCCATCTGGGCTTGTTTAGCATATAGATTAAAATCTTGAGGAGAAATGTATCCGTAATTATTTTTATTCGCTATAGCTAATACAGTATTTCGTACTTCATTTATTGATGCCGCCATATTATAAAATGATTTCTACAAAGATAACAAAAAAAAAGAGGCCTACTTTTTTTGTAGACCTCCTTTAAATTTAGTGAAATAAGGTTACGACCAAACAACACCAGTAGCGTAAAGTACTGGAGATGTACTGCCTGACGGAGAAGGAATTAGTGGCATTTCATTTACCACATGTGTCCACTCCGCTGCCATAGTTTCTTCCATTAGATTTAACCATGCTTTGGAATAACTATAGTCTGCTTGAGGTTCGTTTATCTCTATCTGAACTTTCTTAGTACCGTTAGATTCTTTGTACTCTATTTCAAGAGGTGTAGTACCAGCTCCACCAGCTGTTACTCCTGGCATTAAGATATCTTTTAGATTTACTAAATGACATCCAAATCCATTACGAGAAATAATTACTGCTGTATCAGAAGCGTTATCATCAAAGATCAAAGTATCCATCATGATTTCAGTTGCACTTGTAATAGAAGTTACCGTAGCGTGTCTGCCAGTGTCTGAGTTTAAAACAAAGTCACCAGGTCTAACACTACCAAAAGATCCACTTCCACCTTTCTTTAAAGAGTAAGCATCACTTCTTGGCCAAATCTTAAAGTTTGCACCACTTAATTCTAATGTTTTGTTTCCAGCTCCAGAAATACTAAGTTCTGTATCACTATCAATTGCAGTTACTATAGAAGTAACCCAATTGTCTGTGTCTAATACTATATCCCCTACAGATACTGCTCCTTCAAATCCTCCTGTTCCATAAGTCAAATGACCTATGAGAGTTGCTGAAGTTGCTCCACCTATAATGGGATTAGCCATGTCCGCCTGTTGTTGGTACAGGGGGGTTGGCACACTAATAAACTTCCCCATTAGGCGATTACGATTCCAGATACCGCTTGTGGAGGTACTACTGAGTAAGTTACACGAGTCCAAGAAGTTGATAGTGCTGCCACCATTGCGTCTTGAATTGCTTTTCTCATACTGAAGTCTACTTGAGCATCAGATGTAATTGTCGCTGTATTACCGTTTAGGTAAGCGATTACTGTATCAGTTGCAGTTGCACTTCCAGCTGAAACTGATATTACTTCATTGACATTCAAAAGAATGTCCCCAGATCCTGTCACTGGGATAGATAAAAATTTTTCCATTTTATAAATAGTTTTTAATGGGTTAATAAAGTACAAATATAACCAAAAAAAAACACCCCTTTCGGAGTGTTCTTAAATTGTTAATCTTTTAATAGTTTCTTGAGTGTTTTATAAACCTCAATTCCATCATCACTTTGCAAGAATGATGCTACCATATATTCAGGTTCTTCTCCAAAAGGAACAGACAACATTTTCTTTTTATTGTTTTTCAAATTAAAGTAAATATCTTTTCCGTTGTTTCTAAGCATTAGTTTCCCAGTTTGGAAAAGCATAACAACATCCTCTTGTACTTGTAATGTAGGATCATTTAATACCTCCATAAAATCATGAGGGTAGTTTTTAGCATAAACTAAAACATCTCTTTTTAGTTCGGCTGTACTCATATTCTCTACATTAGATCCTAATAGAACTCTACCTACTGTAACAAGTTTTTCTACAGATAAAGAACGAGCTTCAATCTGAGCGTCAAGCTCAATGTTAGCCATTTCTAAATCTTCTTGTGCATCTCTTTGATCATTTACTTCCTCAAAGACTTGTCCATTCCCTGGATGTAATGCTAAAAAGTGTTGTAGTACTTGATTGTTTTTAGGTACATGTAAAAAACCATCTTCAAAAATAATAGGCTCCATGATAACATTACCATCTTGCTCATCTTCAAAAGGTGATTTTTGATTTCTTGCGTAACGCAAAGCTCTGTTTTCTCCTGTGCTATCATCGAAGTGTAGAAGACTACTTCTTTTAGAATTGTGTGATGATAACATGTATGCTAACGGTGTGTTGTTAGACATTAGTCTGTAGTTCTTAGCTACAAATTGTTTTGATTTTTTTGCCATTTTATTATATATTAAATTAAAATTAAAAAAAAGGGGAGGAGTTTAACCCTCCCCCTAATTACTTACTTAGTCTTGGAATAAGAAGAAGTTGTTAGCACCTAAAGTACAACAAGCTCTCTCACTCAAGAAGTTTACTTGCATTGCATCCAAGTCAGAAGTTCTTGCTCCACCAGCAGAACCAGTGATCCAAGTTTTGTATCTTCTGTCTTCAGCTTCTGAAGCTCTATATCTAACATGCAAGAATGGTCTTTTAGCATTCTTACCTAAGATTTGGTCATATACAGAAGTAGATCCAGCTGGAACTAATAGTCCGCTAATTCCACCACCTACGATATCACCTCTCATAGTTGCATCGTTTAGATACTTCCAGTCAGACTTGTAGAAGTCATAACCTCTTCTGAAACCTGTGAATCCAAGATTCAAAGCCATATCCTCATCATTGTCAAATAGACCATATGAAGTACCACCAGCTCCGTAAGAGTTTTGAGCAGCTAACATATCATCAATATCAAATGAGAACTGACGGTCTACGAAAAGAACATTCTCTTCGATAGCACCTTGCTTATCTAATCTCTGAATAACTGTATCGAATCCAGCAAGTGTTGTTGGGTTACCACCGCCCCATACATTTCCTCGTGTACCTACTACATAGAATACACCTTCAGAACCAGCGTTGATTGTACCAGCGGCTGGAGCTGATGTAGAAAGAGCAGCTTCTGCACCAGAACCTGGAGCAGCTGGAACAGCTTCGATCATTGCAGTTTCAAGATAATCTTCGAATCTCAATCTTGTTTCATGCTCAGACTTCAAATACCATAGGTATCCTGATCCGCCATTTTCTGTAGAGATTTCTACCCAACCAATTTGAGCCATGTCAGAACCACTTACTTCGTAAGTATCCTTAATGATAATTGGTTTGTTGTCAAAGAATACATCGTTTGCTTCTAATGAATCATTCATTCCTGGAGTTCCTTTTGCAAATTCAGATCCGTAAATCATTACAGATAAGTTTGTTGCAGCTGGAACAACACCAGCGATTTCATAATAAGAAGCAGTAAATGTGTTCTGAGTCACAGCAGTTACTACAGCTTTATTGCTAAGTGCAGATCCTGGAGTGTTGTCAGAAATGAAAACCGTTTGTCCAATTCTAACTGCAATGTTAGAACCAGCTGGAGTAAGCGGATCATTTACTGTAAATACACCAGCAGTACCACCAGCCGCAGCTACTGTTACTTGTGTGTATTTTGTGTGTAGTCTACCTTGTTCAGCCCATTTAATCATGTCTGAGTTTGAAGGCATTTCAGCACCCACCATTCTTAAGAATGATGCTACTGTTCTGTTACCATATCTTTCGAATTCTTTCTCGTAAGTATCAGGAAGATACTGATTCAAGAAGTCGAAGTTGGTAATGTAATTTGTAGGAAGTGCAACTCTTTCCGATGAAGGTTGTAGTTGAAATCCTGGGTTTGCTAATACTGGCATTTCTTTTAATTTTTAAATTATCAACTTTTTTTAATACTTCTAATCTTGAGTCCTCGTCCACTACTCGTGTCACCTACCGCTCTGATTTTTAATCCATCTTTGCTCATTGTGGTTGGTGTCTTTCTCATCTCCATATTTATGTTCTTAGATTTTTTACTTACTTCATCTACAGTGGATGTTACTCCTTGATTGTAGAAGAACTCTGCAAACTTATCTAAGTTCATAGCAACAGACATAGCTCGATGGTATCCTTCAGCATCTTTAATCATTCCTGTCTCCTCATCCATGTATTTACCCACGAAATTGTTGACATCAGATTGTCGACTCTTCAATTCATTTCCATCACCAGGTTTGAATGTAAACTTTTTCTCTCCGACATTGAACTCAAAACCTTTGAACTCATCGTTAAAAACCTCATTGGTTTTATCCAAGAAATAATCATACCTTCTTTTCTGTGCTTCTTGAGCAGTCTTTGATTCCTCAATATAACTTCTATAACTTTCGAATTTCTCTTTGTCTTCAGATGATAACCCACCCCCACTTGACTCAAGAGGAGTTTTATACTTATCTCGTTGTTCATTAAGATACTTCTTAGCTTTAACAAGTTCTCTTTTTTTGGCTAATTGCTTTTTCTTAATATCTTTCGGATCATCTAACTCTTCGTCAAAGCTAAACTTATCCTCCATAATACTTTGAATATCATCACTATCCAAACCTTCTTCGGTTGAATTGTAATAAGCTCTTAGCACTTGGTCACTGTCCATTTCATCATAGTCCTTTTGCAATTTGTAAAAGTCCTCAATTCCACGACCAGTGTCTTTCTTGTATTTTAAATATGCAGCAACATCTTCTGGTAAATCTTCATTTGATTCTTTAGCGTCAAATAATTGATCTACTGATTCAATGTTTTTGTCATATCTATTTTTAATATATGAAAGAACATCTGCATCATTTAACTCTGATGCTGGAGTTTTATCTTCATTAGAAGTTTCTTTCAGCTCTACCTTTTCTGCTTCTTCTTCTTTTGGTTTAGCGTCATCAAACTTCTCTTCATGTTTATCTAACAACTCTTGCTCAACTTCTGCACGAGATTTCTCTTCTCCAGATACTTCTCTTACAGTGAACTGTTGTTCTTGTGTTTCTTTTTTATTCTCTTCCATTTTATTTAATTTAATTTGTACAAAGTTAATATATTATTTCTTGTTTATTTAAGGTCTACCTTGGGTTAAATTCAGCAAGATCAAAACCATCTAAACTGTCTTCGTTAGACTCAAAGTTTATTGGAGGGCCTCCAGTTTTTCTTTGAGTAATCATTTTAGATTGTTGAGTGTTGGCTTCAGCTATTCTTTTAGATTTACCATCTTCTCTTTGTTTCTCTCGCATATCTACTTGCTGCTGCTCCATACCCCTTAACTGCATATTGTAGTTAAACTCAACATCCATTAATCTTCTTTTTAGTTCAGCTTCATTGTTTTGCTTTTCCATCTCAAACTGTATCTCTGCTTGTTTGATTTGAATCTTAGCTTGTATCTCAGCTTGAGTTTGTTGCATCTTAGCTTGAGCAGCTTGTTGCTGAATTTGCATTTGTTGCTGACCTTGCATAGCTTGAGCTTGTTGTTTTTGTTGTTGCTCTTGCTCTTGCTTTTGTTTTCTCTTAACTTTTAATAGCTGGTTAGCCATCTTTAAATTATTAAGAGTTCTAATATCAATAGCGTCTTCTAAATCAATGCCACCCTTTTGTAAAGCCATTTGAATGTTTTGTTCAAGTTGTGCTTTCTCTTCTTCATCAGGTGTCATTTCAATATATATACCAAAATCATATAGGTAAAGGTTTTTAATCTCTTCTAAAATACCTAAGTTATACTTACCTATTTGCATTGCAAACTCATCTCTAAAGTCTGCATACTCTAAAATATCCGCAGTTCTTATAGATAATGCTTCAGCTAAAGTTCTTGTTATATATAAACTTGATTGGAGAATATGTCTTGTAGCTACATTAGAATTAAGTGCAGCTAATTTTTGTACACCAACTAATGAATTAGGATCTGGTGTAGAAGCATCTCTGGCTTCATTAAGCCCTGTTACTTGTCGTAACATATTTAGATAGTGATTATAGTTACCTATAAGCATTTGCATTTTGCTACCACCACTATTAGATGTTAACTGAGAGATAGGAACTTTAGCATTATTAAATTCACCATCTTGTGTATACGACCTACCCACAACACTACCTGTTTGGAAATAAAGTCTTAATGCATCTGAAGGATCATAAGCATTACCTGTACCTAAATCTACTTCACTTAATCCATCCGCATCTATAAATACACCATCAGGTACAACTTTAGAAACTACTTGTTGTATTTTTAAGTGAGTCATTTGAATTAAATCAGCAAAAGGTATCATCCTTCTAACTAAAGAATCTAATGCTCCTTTATACATTCTTGGTGCACATGCTACATAATTAGGCATAGCAAATTGATTAGCAGAATTAGGGCGAACCATATTCTCCATCAATTCCCACTTCAATAAAAGGTTACTACCCATAACCATTACACCATCATACCAAACATCTATTCTCTTTTCAACTCTTTCAAAGTTTCCTTCATCCATCATTTCTTGTGGTGGATTAAACTCATCGGTTTTTTCTACAGTCTTAAATGTTCCTTCAGCTAATTGTTTCTTTTTGTAAACAAAACTGTTTGTGCTTTTGTAATTAAAAAACAATAATGTACAAGTATCTCTTGCAAACATACTGTTCTCATACATTGCAGCTACATTATAATAATCATACCACGACTGACTGTACTTAGATATTTCATCTAAATCCTCTTCTGTTAAGTCTGGGTTTATTTTTAAAACTTCTGTAATTGGAACTGTTTTAATTTCACCCCAATAAAAACAATCCTTAAAGTAAGGATCTTCAGTATAACTATAAACAACATTAGCTGGATCAACATACTCTACACGAATACCATCACCTTGCTGAAACATATGTTTAGTCATACCTATACCTAAAGTAGCTAAATCCATATCCACTCTTTTACGAGTATCTTGATAATGGTTTTCTTCAAGCATAGTATTAATAGCAATCTCATTAGCAATTTCTATAGATGGCTTATAATTTAATTGCATATAAAGCTCCATCTCAGAATCACTTTGTGGTAATGTTTTAGGATCAACCTGAAACACTTCCATTTGAAAATCCTTTTCTACTTGATGAAATAAATCTTGAGCAGCAACATTAACCTCAACCATCTTTTGGAATTGGTTTCTTTTCTCGGCTGACATAGCATCTGAAGCTACACAGTTTACTTTGAATAATCTATCAGCCATACCGTTAACAACGATATCTACAAACTTGGGAATAATAGGTATAGGAGTCCAATCTAAATTTAAGTAAGACAAATCACCGTCTACTGCTAATTCTTCTTTGTATTTTGCTATTGACTGCTCTCCTCTTGCGTATAACCTGAGTCGGTTAAATTCCGTCCATTGATTGTAGAATCTACAACTCATGCCATCCTTTCTGAACCACTCGTATTGTATAGCTTGACCTACCTGTAATCCGAACTCTTTTGTAGCTTTCGTAGAATCAGACACAAATTGATCAGGAAATGCAGCAGACTGTATATCTATTTGGACTGCTTTCATGTAATTATTTTACTTTGAGTACTCTTATTATTATATCTCGCAAAGTTAATACTTATTTTTGATTTTGGTTTAGACGGTGTGTATAAGTGCTTTTGTGTAGCCATTATCGCTAAACCTGAACTAATAGCGGCATCAAACTTTGTTCTCTTTGTTATATCGAATTTTGCCCAGTCCTCTAATGTTCTACCAAAATACATAGAACCCATATCTCCTGAATCTCTATAAGTACCTTCAAAATCAATACCAACATATTTTTCTATATACGATTCTATGGCAGATGCGTGAGACTGTTTTACATCTTCTGAACTGTTAGGTATTCCCCCAAGTTCTCTTTCTGTTTTAGAAAGTTTATTATATACTTTGTCAGGCCTATTCATTGAATAACCTCTATATCCTCTATTCTTTAAATGATATAGTAATCTTGGTTTATTGTTCTCACACAATATAGGCATACCGTAAAAAACCAAAGCCATTAAAACTTCTTCAAAAAATATCTCTGCTGTTTGTGGTCTTGCTATGTATTCTAAAAAGAATTCATTACTTGGTGCTTCATCCATATTAAATTTAGTTAGACCATGTAATGCACCATTAGATCCTTTACCAACAACAACACCAGATATATCATAACTATCACATCCAAATGCACCCAGATGTTCGTTGCCTGGTTTCTTCATACCACGCTCAACAACCTGTCTATTTTGTAAATGAGCTGGAGGCATCCATGTACAAAGAAACCTACCGTTTTTATTTGGTGTCCAAATTACTTTAGTATCCTTTATACCATCTTTCCAGTGAAACGATCCTCTGGTTACATGGTGTGACATAATTAAAGAATCATTGTAATCTATTTGCTGATATATCTTAGTTAGATTAAATAAAGATTGTTTACTTTCATCTCTAAATGCGTGTGATTCTGTTCTTGGGAATTGTCTATAAAACTCATTTAAAGCATCAGGATCTTGTGATAAAGACTCTACTTCATTTTCCCAATAATCTATAGCCCCCATTGTTATATCTTCTCCATCAATTCCTATGATAGTTTTAATAGGTGTTTTTAATACAGGCATACCATACCTATCTATATAACCCTCAAAGTTCCATTCCATAGGAATGAACAGGCAATATAATCCGCTTTTAGTTTGACCGTTAGCGTTTCTCTCACTCGGCATAGAGTCATTGTATAATTTTTTAAAATTATCACCACCCTTATCCAAAGCATTAGATGTAGATCCCATCATACACTTACCGATAATCTTACTACCTAATCTTAAACAAGTCTTTGTAACTCTCCAGTTGTTTAATATATTATCTGGCTTTTCCCATTTACCACTTTCATCATGTAATAGTAGTTGTAGTTTCTCACCATCATAACTATTATCTCCAGTGTTCTTCCAGTCAATAGTAGTGTCTAATCCTTCAAGCTCCTCATCAGCAATACTATGCATATTCTTTTTAGTAATCTTAGATGCTGGAACTCTATATGCTAATTCTGTTTTAGGTTTATCCATACCATCTTGTATGGGTTTAAAAAAGAAAGGGTAGTTATTAGATATAGGAACTACCTTATCAGTAAACATTTTTTTAGCATCCGAACCTGTCTTAGATAATATACCTATACGAGCATCCTTAGTAATAGTTGCTTGGTTGACTCCTTCAGAAGAACTCATAAAAGAAAATCCAGATCGTCTTATCTTTAAATAACACATTCCAAAACTTCTTTTATCTGCTTTACATGCTTCCCAAAAAATATAGAACACTCTATTTGCTTCTCTAAAATCAGGATTACCTACATCAATCTTTGTCCATTGTAAATACATATAGTGTGTTCCTGTAATGTATGTAGGAACTCCTTTATTCATGAACCAATGTCCCTGTTCTCTTCTGTCAAACTCTTCTTCAATATACTCTACCCATTGAGACTTAAATACATCAGGAGTATCGTGCCATTGAAATATAGATTTTATTCTACTTAATTCTTTTGATATAGGTGTGGATTCCCAGTATTGGTCTTCCTTTTTATTAGCCCTACTATATACATTTTTAGGGGGTTTAGGTAAAGCAATCTTTAAACCATTGACATCAATAATAGTTTCAATCTGACCTGTTTTAGATATTACAACAATGTCATACTTTTCATTATAACCATACACCCAACTTCTTGCTCTATTTTTATTTGTTAAAACAGATTTAGGTATATGATTATTTATTGTTTTGTATAAACTATTTTGATCTTGATTCTGCAAATCCTTTTAATGTATTAGTTTTCTTTTCAGCTACATCTCCATTTAACATAGCTCTTTCTTCATCTATTTTTTTTATAATTTCAAACGCATCCATTATGCAAAGTTTTTTAGTAGCAGCAGCGTTCTTTAATCTATCAGCAGCAAGTTCATCATCTTTTTCATATTTAATAATATCTTCTTTAGCCACCTTTATAAGTTGTTGAACAGCTTTCTCTCCAGCTTCTATAATACTTTCTTTTAATTTCTTCGTATCCATTATTTAAATTTATAAAACATTACATATACTTCCCTTCCCTCTTTCCAAGATCTATTAGGATATTTACTATGGAAATAGTTAGAAGGATAAGATACAAGTCTGTTTTGTTCATAACCAAGTACAGATGTTAGTCTCCACTTATTTAACATTTCAGCATCTTCCGTAAGCAATAAATCAAATTCTTTATCGCTAATATCCATGGGTAGTTTATCACCATATATATCATGTTCCCACAAAGCAGTTCCATTTAACTCTTCTAATTCTCTTGGTGACATATAAAGAACTAAAGCTCTATCTGGCTGTTCTCCATTTATTTTTGCGTCTGCATGTATTCTCCAGCTTGTATCTAAATCATCATTAGACATTCTAAAGAAACTTAATATATTGTATAACTCTTTTCCTTCAAAGTTAGACAGCTTACTTAATACATAATCATCAAATGCTTTCGGTGACTCTTGAGTATAGAAGTGTTTTTCACCCACCTTTCTATCAAGCCATTTACCTTTTTTTAAATAGTCAGTAGCTATTTTAAATAAATCTTTATCTACGAAATCATCTAATATATATATCATAAAGTCATGGTTATATTATTAGTAAACATTCGATATAGCTTTTCCCCTTCCACTTGAAAAGGATATTCACTACCAGGAGTGAATGATATCTCATCTCCTTGTTTTACACCTAAATCCAACAACTCTTGATTAATATATTTTATTTTACCAAACAGAGGTTCTTCTCCTCCTGGTTTAAATATGTATGAGTCCTTTATATCTACAGGTTCAACAAAACAATACTTTCCCCAAGCATTCCATTCTTTACCATTATGATACATATAAAATTGTTCTTGGTCTACTAAGAACAAATTTTCTTTTAAATAACTTCTTCCGCTTTTTCTTCTACCCTTCATATCGTTGTAGAATTTAAAAACATTGTGATGCACTAATAAAGTATCACCCTTTTTAATAGGGCCTTTATATCCAATAGGAGTTTCAACAACTATTGCAAAACGATTAGATGCGGTATGATCTTCCTCAGAAACACTGGTAATAAAATTAACTCCACCAATCTCTTTCTGATTATCATACCTCCTGTCGTTAACTGGAGTTACAATAAAGCAGTATGGAGATTTCATTAGAAGTTTATATTATATTCTACAGATATTGGTAGGGTATTTAAAAACTCTTTCCACACAAAAACTTTTTCGTCTTTCTGTACCCAGATTCTAAAAGATTCTTTTTGTGCTTGTATAAGGTGTATGGTGTGAGAACCTCCTAAGACCTCTTGTCCTTTAATGTAGTGCATTCCTGTTTTGTAGTCTGCACCAACTGATATTTTTCTAATGTCCATTTCATTTTATTTAATTATTTTATACTACATATAGCCTCTCCAATTCAATATCAATCTGTCCTGAGAACTTAAATAAAGAAGTTGCAGTTGTCGTTACAGCCATCATAATAGCCTCATCTTGTCCTAATCTCTTATCTGATGTAGGTATTCCTGATAAATCCATTTGACAACAATTCATATCATTATATAAACCAGCTGTTTGTATAAGAGTACAACTACCCATTAATGTCCATGTTACAACATCTGCTTCATTATTACATATGGCTCTTTTATAAAGATTTACAGTTAGATTTTTTATATCCATAGCTAACCGTACATTAACCGTACACAACTCATAAAACTCATTAGATGTACATGGGCCATTTGATCCAGGTGAAGCCCACAAGATTGAGTTCATAATTCTTCCTCCATTGCTTGGATTAGTTATTGTAGGATCAAAAATATTATAACCTATCAAATCGTTAGACATTATTGTGTTAGGAGGAAGAGGGGCTGTAGGATCGCAAGGATCTTCGAAAAGCCAAAAGTCTTTGTTTGGATCTTGTTTTGTTAGACCAGCATTAGGACTATAAAACTTTCTACTTCTAAAAATAGTATTATTTCCACTACCACCACCAGAAGCTGCGATAGTAACTGAACCAGTGCTTTGATTTATATTAATTCCAGCACCAGCAACAATTTCTGTTACACCAGTGTTGGTGATTGTAAGAGTATCAACATTACTTGTTGTGGTTTGTATACCAGTTCCTCCTAAGACATCAAGTTTATCCTGATCACTAATAGTTTGAGTTGGGCCTCCATCAGCTGTAACATCAAAAGATGTCATACCACCACCACCGCCACCAGAAGATGCGATAGTTATTTCATTAGAACCATTGTCTGTTAAGGTAATATTAGCACCAGCTACTAATTTTACTATATCAGTATTAGCTGGATTACTTTGTAGATAAGTCATATCTACATTAGAACCGTTTTGTGCACTGGTAAATGTTGCAGATCCACCTACTGTTCCGTTAGAAGCAGCGGTAATCTGTCCTTGAGCATTTACTGTGATATCAGCATTTGTGTAAGCCCCAGCCACTACCCCTGTATTAGCTAAAGTATAAGTAACAGTATCTACCGCTGTAACAGCAGATGTTAATCCTGTTCCAGCTAAGAAGAAAACACTATCACCATCAGTAACACCTTGGGTTGCTCCAGCACCATCTTCTATCTTAAATGAACTCATAGATCCACCACCACCAGTAGCGTCAAGTGTTATTGAACTTCCAGTATCAGTAATGGTAATATTAGTACCAGCAATAATCTGAACATTATCTATTGTGCCATCACTACCTATTAAACTTAGGGTTGAATTGTTTCCGTTCTGTTGTGATGATAAATCATATGTTGTGTCTGTTGGAGTAGCTCCACTACTAATAGCAGATACATGGCCATACTGATCAACTGTAACGGTTGCATAAGTAAATTGTCCAGCTGGGCCTGTACCAAGAGCGTGGTGTATCTCTACGGTATCTACCGCCATTGCCTTAGTGTAAATAGGATTGTTACCTACTTGACCTGTAAAAGTAAGTATATCATTATTTACTATTGGTAGGTTAGCACCACTATCAGCTCTTACATCAAAAGTACTCATTCCTCCAGGTGCATTCACCCATGTTATAGAGTTACCATTTGATTGTAGTATTTGACCAGCAGCTCCTGTTCCATTGTTAGCTACTATGAATCCAGGAGTCATAGAAGGTGCGGTTATATTTGCTGCACCTGTTAATATGATATTATTATTTGAGGTATTACCAACAGTTAAGGTATCATCTAAATCACAACACTTTAGAGAAGGTGTAGTCCACTCAACTCCTGTTGCTGTTGCTGTTAAATAATCACCCACATTACCTACTGATGCATTTGCACTAATTGTAGTGTTCGTTCCTAAAACTAAACTTCCTGATAAATCAATAAGACCTGTTAGATTAATATCTTGTACAGCTGTATTACCAGCATCTAAAACCTCTTGAAGTGTCGATGCTCCTGTATTATTTATCCAAGCAACTCCAGCTCCAGTTGAGCTAAGGATTTGACCAGCAACTCCAACTAATCCGTTGTTGTCTTCTATTGGCCCATCAACATCTAAAGTTCCAGAGAAAGTATTTGTTCCACTCCATGTATTTGCACCTGAAGATTGGATTAATGCATTAGCATCAAAGGTTGTGCTACTCGGCCCTTCAAAGTTAATGCCTACACCTATAGCGGTATTACCAGCTGTTAAAGTTCCCTGAATAGTACAGCAATTTGCTAAGGCTGGATCAGCCCAAACTATTTGTGCACCATCCCAAGTTAATACTTGACCAGGAGCACCGAATGTTCCTGTAGCATCATCAATAGTAGTACCTGGTGCTATATTAATAGAACCTGATCCATCAATAACAAGATCAGTTCCGTTTGTCATTGAAAGAGTTTGGTTTGCACCTGACATTAATATACTTCCAGTAGTCAGTATATCTGTTCCGCCAGTTGTGTTACCAACTGCAAGTGTATCTTTTAATGAACAACAATTTGCCGCAGCTGGTGATGTCCAAGTAGCACATGCTCCTATACCTTGTGATGTTAAAACATCGCCAGGAGCACCAACGCTACCAGATAAAAATATTTGACATAAGTCAAGGTAGCCGACTCCAGGGCCACCAAACAATTCAATATGACCAGTTAAGTTAATATCTTGTGTGGCAGCATTACCTGTATCCAACACAGACTGCAATCCTTGAAGAAGACCACCGCCACCCCCAGCGATATCACTAACTAAAAAAGTGACCGTCTTATTATCGTCACTTACATCAGTTCCAACTATGTAGTCATCCATTGCTGGAGTGACCGTAGGGTATACCGTAGTATTCTCAATTTTTGCCATTACTCAACTTTTTCTAATTCATTTTTTTCTTTTTCGGAAATTTCTCCAGTTTGAATATCGATAACAGCGTCTTCACCATACTTCTCAGTTAGTCTATCTTCGACTAATTTGTAACTATCTTTTAGCTTCTTAACTTCTGCAAGAAGATGCTCTTTAGTTAGTTCAGTATCAGCGATCTTTAATTTAAGCTGATTAAAAGCGTTATTCATAGATTGAACTTCAACCAATTCTGCTTCCGTAATTTTTTTTGCTTCTGCCATTTTATTTAATTTTAGATTAATATTTAATAGTTACAAAGATAGTAAAATATATTTTGTCGGTCTAACGACTATCTCCCACTTTCAGCTGACTCAAGAATACCATCCGCAAAGTTAAGTCTTACAGGATTACCTCTACAATCACACAGATCTATTGTTCCTGTAAATCCAACTGTACCAGTTATAAATCCAGCACCATTAGTTAACATATTAGTATTTATTGAGGAAATAGGAGCTTTCTGAACTCCACGACCTGGCTCGTCAAATATAAACTGACACTCTTTATTGGGTTGACCACTTGGTGCTGCAAGAATTACATTGTTATTTGAAAGGCCATAATCTACCTCTACACTTGCAGTTCCAGAAGTAGAACCTCCAGTTAGTCCAAGTAATGTTGTTACACCAGTTATAGTACCTACTCCATAACCAGCTCCATTTGTGAGTTGATTATTGTTTGTGATATAATTAGCATTAGTATCTCCTGTAAATCCTAAAGTACCCAGAGACATTGTTCTGGTAGTTACTGATAGAACAACACCATCTTTTGTGTCTAAAGAAGCTAATACATTTTGACCTGAATAGTTAAGGCTTGAGGTTGTACCAATAACTGTGTTACCACTGCTTGTTACATAACCAGCTCCATTGATGAGCTGATTATTATCAGTGGGTATAGTAGTACTGGTAAACGCATTAAGTCCAAGGTTGTTTCCATTAATTTGAATATCTGGGACTTGTATGTCATCCTTAAATTGTATTGCCATTTATATATGTTTATGATACCTTGGCTATCGTGTAGTTTAATGCATTAGCACCTACAGAAGCTGCAACGGTAATTGTTACTTCATTTACCGATGGTCGTGTAATTCGTGCATAAACAGTATCATAATTTCCACTATTTAAGTAAACTTCCACCTGTACATTTCTTGTGTTAAATCCATGATTTATAGTCCAAGATGCTGCACTACCAATAGTTCCGCTTTTATGGTTACCAGTAGAAACACATGATTCAACTTCATCACAGAAGTTAGTTACTTGAGAAGCAGCTATTTGAATGCTTTGTGCTGACTTAGATGTTACCCTACCTTTAGAATCTGTAGTTATACTTAACGATTGACTCGCACTACCTACTGAACCTGAAGATCCTGTATTTGGTAAACTTACCGCACCAGATGAAACGCTAAGTCCACCAGCTGTTGGGAAGTTTGCGATACCTAATACTGTAGCTGTTGCTACATCAATGTTCTTGTTAATCTCTGTCCAATCACCAGCATTTACAGGGTTGTCTTGATTAGCAATAATCAAATCACCAACTTCTAATTGAGGACTCCAGAATCCAGCTGGACTACCTGTACCAGCAACTGTTACTGCATAAGTAAATCCTTTCTTAATTGAAGTTCCTGTTGGTGCAGCTGTTGTTGCATCGTAACCACCTTGATAAATTAAAGCTCCTGATCCAGCAAAAGTTGTATCTACATAGTTCTTAGTTGCCGCATCTTGAGCAGCAGTAGGATCAGTAACATTAATAAGTTTTTTATTATTGATACTAAGGTTTGCTGAAGGTACAGCAAATTGGCTTAATGAAATCTTCTCACTTAAAATTCTTTTATTACCACTACCGTCCCAGAAAGCTAAGTAATCAGTTGATTGATTCCATGATGTTTCAATTGAAAGCTCATCTAAAGCTAAAGCAAAAGATACCTCATCACCAGCAAGGCCTCGTGTTGCAATTCCATTATCACCAGTAAGTGTTAATGTATTACCATCACTTATTGTATTTGTTTGTCCACCATCCGCAGCAACTTCAAAAGAACTCATAGTTCCTGGTGCACTACCAGCAGTAATTGCTGTGACATGGCCAAATGCATTAACCGTAACAGAAGATGGATATGCACTTGTACCAGCGGTTACACCTGAGTTATCATGCTTTACAGTAACTGTATCTGGAGAACTAACTACTGTTGATATTGGAGCAGTTCCAGCAATTGTAACTGTATTACCATCACTAACAGTTTCTGTTGTTCCAGAATCCGCAGCTAAATCCCAAGAAGTCATTGTACCAGCACCACCAGCTGTAGCGGCAGTTACCCTACCGTATTGGTCAACTGTAATGTTAGCCGATGTATATGAACCAGCTGAAACACCTGAATTTGTTAAATTAACATCTAAAGTGTTAGCTGTAGAAGCGTCAAAAGAAAGAGTACCTGTTGAACTTAAAAACTCTACCGTAGCCGCTGAAGCAACAGTAAATGTATTACTACCATCACTAACCTCCCAGCCATTATATCCAGCTGGAACACTTGCCCAAGTACCGTCTTGTCTTAAGAACTGACCAGAACTACCACCAGTTAGGTTAAAGGTTATTGTACCACCTGAACCAGTTAAAGGAGAATTTCCTACAGCAAATGCTGCAATGTTAGAAGTAAATCCAACACTTGTAATTCCAGAATTGTTAGTGAATGGCAAGTCACTAACATTACCAAAGTTTACGACAGAAGATCCATCGCTATACAGAATATCCGCAGATGCTGGTATAGCTGTTCCTTGTGCGTCAGTAGCTTTTAAAACAACATTGTTTGAAGTGTCATAAGCTACAGAAACTGTAGCAACACCAGCACTTGTATTTACTTTAATACCAGAACCAGCTGATACTCCAGTAACAGAACCTTGTCCATCTAATTCTACCCATTGATTGTTAACACCATCGTAGTACTTAATAGTACCAGCGTTAGAGTCATAAACTATTTGACCACCACCGAGATTTGATGATGGTGTACCTGTTGAACTTTGTAATAGAACATTTGATATCTCTGTTCCGTTAAAATCAATTCCTTCTAAAAACTGTATTGCCATAATTGTTATTCTTTAGTTACAAAACGCTTCTCCTGAAAAAGGTGCGTTAAATGTTATTGTTAATTTATTTTTATCTATATAATCTACTCTTCCGTACACTTGCTCCTTAAATGAGTTAACCACACTTACTGATGGATACTTATTTAAGTTGTGATTTACAACCCATACTAACTGTGGTGTTCCTTGTGAAAAATTAAAGGTTTTGTCACCACCTATTGCAGTAGGATTCCAATTCAACAAAGATATGAAATATTCTTCACCAGCTACAAGCGATCCTTGAGACGCTTGATGAGTTAAAGATATATTATAAAAATCCGTTTCTATAGGATCTGGAGTTGCATTACTCCACATATATACTCCGAATTTACTTATGTCTTTTGTGTTAGAAATAAAAACACGAGAGTCAATTAGTTTAGTATAAAAATCAGAAATATCAATTGGATTATTACCCATTGCCAAATACTGTAAGGAATAGTTACTTAACATGAACTGAAGGTTCGCATTAAAAGAAACTTGTGTTCCTTGATTTGGATTAAAAGAAATTGTTCCTTTCTCTCTGGGCATAGTTGGCTGAACAAATTGAAATTTATATCTCAATGTTTGCGAATCTACTGCTGAGGTAAGATTGATAAATTCAATCACCTCTTCAACCGTAAAGTTTTTAGTAGCATCAGTACCTTGCTTAGTACCTATCCACTTGTCTCCCAGTTGAACATTAGACGCTATTGGATAACTTTCAATTCTCATGTTCTTTTACTTTTCTACCTTGAGTTCTTCTTTCTCTTTTATAACACCTGTCTCTAAATTGATTATAGCATCCTTGCCATACTTCTCTCCGAGATCAGTTTCTAAAGCCTGAAACTCTGCTTTAATTCTTTCTACCTTCAAACACAATCCATGTTTTTGTAATGTAAGATCTCCTAATTGAGACTTAACAGTATTAAACTCTGTGTTTAAAGATTGGAGCTTTGTAAGCTCTTGTTCACTTAATTTTTTTTCCATTATAGTAAATTTAATTATTTACGCAAAGATAATAAAAGTTATCGAACCTCTTTTACTTTCCTTGCCCCCTATATTTTTTAGAATAGTTCTTGCTTGACTTAAGAGAACTGGTTTTAGATTTGCTATGTACCCCTGGTCTTTTTTTCTTAGATGAAGACCTATATACAAACGCTACTGATTTAGCCATTTTATTTTTTTATTTTTTCAAATGTTCTTCCACCGAAATAAGATCCAATAACAACCATCAAGATTACTTCTAAAAGTGAAGTCCACTTTTCTTCTACATTAAATGAAATCGTTCCAGCGTCAATGAATATTAGGAGAACTGTACACAACACTAAGAATATTAAGACCATAGGCCTAACATTCTTACTGAGCCACGAATCGGATTTCAAATCGTAGCCCCAACGCTCAGTTACATTTCTTTGCATCTCTGCTTCAGCTTCGATAAAAAGTTTTTGCATTTCCATTTCAAAGGCTGCTTTTTCTTCCTTTGTTTGAATAAACTTATCTGCAATGTTAGCTACCTTATCAGCTACATTTAATGCACCCTTACCAAATATCTTAGTCCATATACTCATTATCTTCTTGATTTTTTACCTACACATTTCCATCTCTTACGAGATAAATTATTAGGAGTGTTAGGATCATTTCTTTTCCCAATAGGTAATCCCATTTTTATTCCATAACTTCTTGCACAATATGAATCACCTTTAGAAGTACCAGGCTTTACTCTTGGGCCTCCGCCTTTAGCCTTACCAGCTTGTCCGTAACTAACCTTCTTACCACTTGCGGTAATTTTTACTTTTGCTTTTCCTTTTCTTGGTGTTGCCATATTATACTCCTTTTACATTTTTAACAAATTGTTTTCCTTTAGATCCTTCTTTCTTTTTCTTTCTTGCGGTTGCAGAAAGTTTACTTTTAGATAATCGTCTTGCTTTTGCTAATGGTAAACAACGATCAGGATTCTTTTTGTTTTTAGATGTACCACATGGCCCTTTTATTTTACCATCAGTTCCAATACGAACCCACTTCTCTTCTCTCCATTTTTTTAACTCCCCCATTACTTTTTCTTTTTACCTTTTGCGTAATTAGGATCTTTACAATACTTAGATGCTGCCATGTTAGCATATGCACTTGGGTATTTATCAAATGTTCTTTTTGCCCAAGCTATTCCAGCTGGACAAATTTTATTTCCTTTTTTCTTTTTAGTTCTTCCAGCCATTAGTTATGTCTTTATATTCTTCTGTCGCATCAAAAGAAGGACAGGCTTTAGATGAAAAATCCCGATGACCATGTATAATAGCATCAGGGTGTAACTTGACTAAAACAGTTAGTAACTGTCTTAAACTAATGATTTGTTCTGGTGTTCTTGTGTCTTTTGGATTTAAGTCTTTATCGACTCCTCCGATATAACATATCCCAATGCTATATTTATTTTTTCCTTTAGTATGAGCTCCTGGTGTAGCGACAGGTCTTCCGTACTCTATTGATCCATCTAATCCTATAACGAAATGATATCCGATTCCTGACCAGCCTCGTGCCTTATGCCAAACATCTATCGTGGCAGCATCGATGTTCTGTCCCTCTCTGGTTGCAGAACAGTGAACTATAATTTTTCTAATCTTTCTCATTATCCTTTCCCTTCGCAAACTTGTAAATCGTAAACGCAATGGCAAGGCTTAATGATATAAATTGTAAAATTTCGTTACACTCGGTAAGTGTTAATCCTAATGCTCCAGCATTTGCCAGGCCTACTTCTACGGTATCTTTCACGCTTTTAGTCATTTTTAATGTTAATTGTATCGCTTTGATACCACTCAATCATTTCAGTATGTGTCGATGTTTCTATCCAGTTGATCATGGTTACAAAGATATAATTATTTATTTAGACTTTTCGGCCAGGTTTCATGGCTCTGGTTGCGTCTCGGACACCCTTACTTTTCTTATGTAAATCGGTATGAGCTTTAACAACACTCTTAACCATGTTGTAAGCTGTCTTGACAGGATTTGGGGGACTACCCATCTTAACTTTCTTTTCAGCCGCAGTTAGCCTACGAAGTTGTTTGTTGGCATTCCTGTGGTTCTTGTTGGTTTTATTTTTTCCGTTGGGATCTGGCATAACTATCTGATTACCAAAGTGCTACAATATTCTCTACAGTAGTTCCTGTTTTTCTTACCATTATAACATTGATAGGATGATAGTGCCCAGGGATTACATTCTTATATGTAATAGGACTCATTCCTGTAACATCATCAGCTTGAGTCCAAGAATGATTTTGTTCTGCCATAACAACTGTTAGGTCACCACCAATAGCTGGGTTTGTCGGCCCAACATTACCTGATACAAATCCTCCAGTATATAGGTTACATGCTTCGGCTTGTCTGTTATAAATATTAAATACTGCACCAGCTGAACCTGTAGCTCCTCCTGAAAGTCTAATGTTTTGATCATCAATAACCTCAAGAACCCAATAAGCCTCTCCGTCTGTTGTATTATATACAATTGCTCCTGGATTAATTCCAGCTGCCTCCAAACCT